TCGGTACAGGTAGGGGTTGTTAATAACTTCTTCAATAAGAATGCTGGGTCAACGTATACAATCACCGGATTCACCCCTACTCAATGGTGCGGTAACGACGCTACTGGGGTTGGACAAGCAACCACGCGCTGTGCGTTTGGAACAGCAGATCCCACCAACCAAGTATTGGTACCTAATAATGTTTCTTATGCTGGTCTGAATAATACCGCATCCGGTGAAGTAGCAATTGCAAAAGTAGACTCTGCATTTTCGCATGTCGATCTATGTCCTGGTGGCGGTCAGTGCTTTACAGGAGCGGCACTTACTGTTAATTATGATGGTGCGGTCGGTTCGAATAGTGCGTTGACCATTCCTAATGGAACCACCCACTGCCTCGGCGGACAAAATGCTGCCAATACGGACGCATATCGAATCGCATGTATCGACAGTAGCAATAATATTTATATAGGTCCGCAGTCAGCTTCAAATCACACCTACTTTGGTTCTCCTACTATTTCTTTTGGTGGGGATGTACTCACCGGCAATACCATATTTCACGGCTCTGGCAATCCCAATGGTTCGGTGAATGGGATTAAGGGTGATCTTTATCTCAATACCAATGGTGGGGCTATCTCAACCCTTTGGGTAAACGAAGCAGGCGGGACTGTATGGGTTGCATACGGTGCGGGTATAACTCAAGTGGCGACTGTACGTAATTCGGCTGGTACCGGGACTTGTACGTTAACATTTACAAGCGGTTTGCTGACCGCTACGACCTGTTAAGAGGTAATTTCTATGCCTAACAACCGAGGAGCAAGTTTTGAGCCCTGGAGTTCCTGTGATCGGTGCAGTTTCTGGTATCCGCTCAGCAAGCTGGTGGTGCAGCTCGGACTGAAGGTCTGTACAGTAACTTGCTATGATGATCTCACGAACAATTACAGACCTTATATTATCACCCAGATACTGTCTGATAACTCCGAAGAGAAAGTGCCGTTAACGCCAGAGTTGTATTACAATCCGGAGGATATCCTTTTTTAGGAGCGACTATGCCTACACTTGGGGATTTTATCCCACAGGTAAAGTGGAACCTCGGTAACCGAACCGATATTGACGACAAGCTCAGCCTCTGGTTGAGGGACGCCTACCGGGAAATTTCAATGGGGTATGATTTGGAAACCCTAGAGGTCCAGGGGGCTAACGTATGCGTGCCCGGTATTGATACTTATGATTATCCCGTTGACGCCCGTGCGATTAAAGCACTGACTTTAATTGATCCGAGCAACTCTTCGGCCACTCCGGTTCAACCCCGTAAGAAAAACATTGAGATCGTTCGTCGTTACCAGCTGGGCGGCTCAGGCGGTACCCCCGCCGTATGGGCTGGGTTTGGCGGTCAGTATATAATGCGGCCGGTACCAAACCTGGCGTTCAATATCGAGATTGATTATTGGCAGAAGCCGAACATCACCGCGACCGAAACGGACTCGGCAACTATTAACTCCACCGAGGTTTTGCTACCGGAGGATTGGTTTGAGATCCTGGTAACTTCTGCGACCCAAAAGGGTCATCTCGGGTTGGAGGAGTTGGATAAGGCACAAACCGTACGAGCGCTGTTGAACGGGGATCCCAACTCAGCTAAGGGCTGGCCGGGAATGATCAAAGAGCGACTCAACCGCAACGCGGCAGAGAACGGAATCAGTGAGTATGGGGTTCGGCCTCGGATTCGGAGGTATACCTCTTCGTGAGCTACGAGCAGTATCCGGTTAAAGGGCCTTTTAAAGGCTATCAGGACTATCTGCCGAATCCGCATATTCCACCAGAGGCGTGGAATGATGTGGTGAATTTCCTCTGCCGAAGGGGAAGGCTCCATACCAGGTTTGGGCTGGTAACCTATGGGACTGCTCCAGGTCCAACCCCTGATGGAGCGGTAGTGAGGAACTTCAGGACCTTTACCGACGCTCAGAACCTGTTACACACACTGGTGTTGACCACCCAGAACGGGTATATGCTAACGACCGGACCAACCTACAATGCGTTGAGCTACCCCGGTGGGGTAAGCTCTTTAAACGGAACCGGACTTCCGTACGGAATTTACACCACCCAACGGAAGGTCTTTTTTAGCAACGGGTCGGTTAAGGTACTGTACTCGGACGGAGAAAGTTCTTTAAAATCCGCAAATGCGCCCGGCGCATGTCGGTTTTTAACCGTTAATTCCTCTACACTGATTGGCGCCTATTGGACCGAACCAGCACCGGGCTCAGTTGGTTCCACCCTGTTACCTCAGCGGATCCGATGGGCAGTTAGTGGAGACCCCCTTACCTGGACAGGGTTCACTTCGGGGTTTGAAGACCTCCTGGATGTACCTGACGAGATCACCGGTCTGGCTACTGTAGGCACCAACACGTTGATATTCCGCACTAATGGGTTTACCATCATGAGCGGAACAGGGAACGGTGCGGCGCCCTTCAGTTTTGATCATCTTTCAACTGATGATATCCAGACCGGAAATGTGTATCCCTATTCGGTTGCCCGGTTCGGCCAAATAGCAGCTTTTGTGAGCTCTTATGATATTCATACGATCAACTCAGGGCTTCAGTTGACCTCCATCGGAGGCAACGCCAAAGGTCGGATCTTCGCCCAGCTGAACAATGCAGTTAATGACGTTGTACAGGGGTACGCAATTTCCCAGCTAGCGCCTGGGATTCCCTACCTTAGCTACTGGCTGGTGATTCCTGGCCAATCCACCTGGTGTTATCATTTTGATGAAAACAACTGGCAGGAATTTAGCTCATTAGCCGGGTTTCCTTCCTTTGTAGGCCAAGTGGTGATCCCATGAGTGGAATCTTAGAACTTATCGGGGTTGAAGCAGGGGATCTCAGTACAGGAACAGGATATAGCTTTCAAATCGGAATGCACAATACAGGAGATGAACCTCTTGTAATAACTGCGATCAGCTCAGACAACCCAAACGCTGCGGTCGGTTCTGGAGTGCCAATAACGGTAAACCCCGGAGATAATGACGCTTATTTTTTTACTTTAACCCCGACCGCTCCCGGTCCGGCACTTATCACTTTTGTTCATACAGGAATTAACTCACCTATTTCAACTGGCGTGGCTTGGACTACCGCTGGCCCAGGCACTAAACAGTTAACGGTGAACCCTTCTGTGAAGCTCTTCCCTAATACCAAACTGGGAACCAACTCAGCTGAGACGCTATTTACCGTGAGCAACTCCGGCACGGTGGACGTTACGGTTAGTGCTTGTACGTTTGCCACCGACTTTATTGCGGGTCCGACTGCAAACCCTGCTTTTCCTCATGTGATACATCCTGGGGCTAATTATACCTTTGGGATTAAATTCCACCCGCTCAGTCTTGGGTACTTAGCCGAGAACGTTGCAATTGTTTCAGATGCGGTGGCAACGCCGTTTAACATTGCCTGTTCAGGAATTGCGTTTGCAATCACACCGTCGTTTACCATTGAGGGAGGACGTCAGAGCTTGCTGTTTGCGCTAGCCTACCCTGTGTCGGATTCAATTCCGTTACCTCAGGTGCAGATACCTGAAAATCCGATTACCTGGACACCCGATGCACAGCCTTTTATTGACAACACCTTTATGCTGCCCTTTCAAACCCAACAGGGTCCGGTCCCAGGGTTTTCTTACGAGAAACAGATACCTCGAGTGCTGTTTCATTATGAGGATTACGGGATTGCGGTAGTGACAGTGCAGCTCACTTCTGAGAGGGGCCAAACCGTTAGCCAGGATGTGACCATTGGCACTGTAGGAGCCGACCAGAAAACGAAACTGGCATTTGCAGATGTGAACATCACCGATGAGATTCACACTTTAACGTTCACCCCGAATGGGCCCTTCTTTTTGGTGGACTACGTGATAAAGTATGTACCTAAAGGGGAGAAAAAGAAATGAGGCTTCTTCCTCGTTTAGTTACCTGGAAAGGTGACGTTGGGTTAAAAGACGCGGTTCAGTACCTATGGGAGCAAATCCAGTCGGTGGTGAACTACAATGCCGAAGGGCCTGACTCGGTACTGTTCAGTAATTTACCTGTGGCGCCAAAGAGCGGTACCGTATGGGTAATTACTGACTCCACCACCACCACTTGGGGGGCTAACATTACCGGAGGTGGTGGCTCTACAGTGCTGGCTCAGTGGAACGGTACCAACTGGACTGTGATCGGTAAATGACCGTATGACCGAAATTGAAAGGAGACACGCACGTGTCGGCTATTGAAACCTCAGTTGAACAAATTCATCCATTGTTACATTACATTGACCGAACCAAATACTCGGCTGAACGGGTGCAGAGCCTCTGGGACCACCTGCAAACTCAGGATTACGCCTTTGACGATACCACCCGAGGAGATTCCACGGCGTTTCTTTCCCAGTTCCTGATGCCGAACAATCTCCTGTTCGAGGTAGGCGAAATGGAAGGATTTGTCAGCGCGGTAGGGGTGACTCCTCGGGTGCAGGCTCTGCTCCACTTCAGTATCTGGGGTAAGTTAAAGATCACAGATGTGCTAATGGCAGGAAAGGCGTTGAACGAATTCCTCTTTAACGAATTTCAGTTGAACCGCCTAAGTGCATTTATCCCCAACCAGAATATTAATGCACGTCGCTTAGCACTCCTTTTAGGCTTCAAGGAGGAAGGCAACCTCCGCAAGGCATGGTTATCGCATGATAACTACCAAGACATTATCATTTTTGGCCTACTGCGGTCTGAATGGGACCGCTTCAAGAGGATTTAAATTCCATGCCTGCAGGTGCAGCAATTCCTTTAATGGCGGCAGGAACAGCCGCGTCTGGTATCGGGAGTATATTTGGGGCAGCTTCGGGTGGGGCTAAAAACGTTCCGGTTCCGCCTCCTGCTCCGGTGTATCCGGGGTTGAACAGCCAGTTCATTACTGCGCTGGGAGGAACTCCAGGGTATCCTGGCTCGGCCGCCGGTCCTAATGCGATAAAGACCCTGAGCGGGTTTGCTCAAAATGGTATGCCAACCGATGTTGGGAAGACCTTTCAGACCTATGTGGACCAGCAGAAGATACTGACGCAGCTGGGTCAGTCCAATATCATTAGCGGTCTGGGAGCGCAGGGGCTGCGGTACGGAAGCTCAACTAATGACGCGCTGGGTCTTTACAATGCGCAGAACAATGCAAATTTTGCTAGCACGTTGGCTAACATGCTATTTCAAACCCAAGAATCGGCAGCTAACCGGCAAATGAGTGCGGCGACCATTCTCAGTAATTTGTTCGGTCAAACAGCCTCAACACTGGCGCCCACTTCGGTAGTAACCGGAGGCACCCCCTCACCCACCGGTGCCGGACTTAGCTCTTTTGGTTCTGGGATTCAAACCCTAGCACTGCTGCAGCAGCTGGGGATCTTCGGAGGTAACGGCAATGGCAGTTGAAAGTGGAGTCGCAGGGTTTTTAAATTTGGGCGGAACTCCCCAAAGCAGTACTGGGCCGGATCTGCTGCGGATCATCCAGGCCGCCTCACAGATAAAGGCCCAAAAGCAAGAGTCGGCTCGGCAGAATTTAGAAACCCAGCTGACGCTAATGGAGAAGTACGGAATTCCTCCTGACGAGAAGGTATTTCAAAAAACACTGCAGGATGCAGGAATGAGCCCCGAAGCACTACAGACGCTGGGTGGGGTTCCGGCCGGCGGCCCTAAACCCCAACAGGTAACGCAGCTGGGGAAGACCCTGCAGACCCAAGGAGGAACTACGGCACCGGCAGGAACTGACGCAATCCCGGCGGGTACCGGCACAGTGGAAAAAGGAGTTGCGGCCGCTAACAAAAGTCCCTTTCAGATGATGGTGGAGCGTGCTCAGCAGCGAGTGGCTGACACGGCTGCCACAGCCTCGCAGCAGGAGATACTGAACCAGCATATTATGCAGGTGAAGGAACGAGCACTGGGCGGAGATCCCACTGCGGTGGGTCAGTTAATGAACGTGGGTGGGATTCCCTTCAACATGCAACAGAGCGAATGGGAGGGGATGAGCCCAGAGCAGCGCGCAACCACTGTGTCGATTGCTGCAGGGGCTGAATCTCCGGCGGTTAAAGAGCAGCGACTGAGCAACCAGGCTCAGCAGCTTTGGACCTCAGGCAGGTTTAGTTCATTAGCTGAGGCTCGCGCATTTGCCGAAGGCAAGCCTGGAGTGCCTATCAAGCCCGACCTGAACCGTATGGTGGACGAAGCGAAGTTTACAAATGAGATGGTGCAGTTGGGACTCAGCGGCGACCAGGCAGCTGAGGTGGGTAAGAAGATGGCCAACGGGGTAAGCCTCAGTGACGCCCTTCCGCAAGGGGTAACTCCATTGGTACAGCAGCAGCTGGGGTTGCAGCGGAGACAGGTAGAGGCTCAGGAAACTTCCGCTCAGGCGAGTTTAACCTCGGCTTCCGCTGAAGTTGCTCGGGTAAAATTGGAAGAGGCCAGGGTTAACAAAGAAGCCGAACGAGCTGCTACCGAAATGATGTTCAAACTGAAAGAGCAGGACGATAAGGACTTCAACTCCCGGTTTGACAACATGGTGGAGATGGTCAGGAACAAGGTGAAAGTACCTGACGAACTGCAGCAGAATATGATTAATGAGCTTGCGAGCCGGTCCGGGATGTTACCCACCGAGGTTGAATCGGCTTGGAACTACTTGGGGTATAAGAAGTTTAACTACCCTGCAGTGAATTCAGCCCGTGACAAAGCCCTGGTGAACGCAGGAGCTGGCGGGTCGCAGAAATTAAATACCCAGTCAACTCCGTCTGCCACCGCACCTGCTTCTGGAGGAGTTCCTCCCCTTAGCAATGGGCTTAACCTCGGAACTATCAACCCCAATGCGTTGGACACTATGACTAATTACCGTGAGCAGTACAAAAAGCAACACGGGGTTTACCCCGAACAGGAGCAGTAATGGATCCGTTGCCTGATAGAATGAACAACCCGTTGAATATCAAACTGGGTGGGGCCACAGCTAAATGGATCCGCTCAGGGGACGCAGAGCTGGGGGACGAAGCCCAGGACGGGGGTCACTTCCTGAAGTTTAAAGATCCGGCCAAAGGGTTGGAAGCGGCTCGTGACCTTCTGGCCTCTGGTGGGTATAAGGACCTAGACCTAAACTCCGCTATGCGCCGATGGTCAGGTGGAGGATACGGTGCCGAGGTGGCGCCGGAGCTCGGCGCAGGACTGAAAGTGGGTGAGCTGAGCCCCGAACAGGGGAATTACCTAGTTCAGTCAATGGCAAAACGGGAAGGTTACACCGGTCCTTTAACTTCTGGGCCGAGCCCTTCCCAGGTCGCGGTGCATCCTGCAGTGCCGCCATTTAACGAGCTGGCCAAACAGCTGGACCCTATGTTACCGCAGACGGATTACAACGCCCTGAGAGAGAAGTACTTCAAGGATCAGATACTGCCCAACCTCTCAAGTCCGACTGCGGTGACTCAAGCGTGGGCTGATTTTCAGAGTCAAACGGAGCGGCAGCCGCTGTTGGACGGGATACACCGGATTGGACTCCGCGTCGCTCTGGCGACCCAGAAGCTAAGCGAAGGTGTTACGGCACCGCTGTCGGTAATTCCCGGGATGGACTCAGTACATCAGCAGGTGCAGTCGGAAGGTGATGAACTCCATAAGCTGGCGGCCCGTGAAGGGGTTTCCACTACTATTCCGGATGCGATAGGTACCTTAACAGGATTTGGGCTTACCTTCGAAACTGCAATGGAAGGGTTTGGGCCCTTGGCTCAGAAGCTGGCGTCAACGGCAGCGACCAGTGCCAAAACAGTTGAGCTGGCCTCAAGGGCGTTGAGAGGAGGTATGGCGTTGGCCACCTACGAGGCAGCTTCGGACCAGACCGGTAACCGGTTAATGAGCGGGCTGAGGGGCTTTGGGGTAGGCGCCTCTGCCGATCTGTTGTTGGGGTTGCCTGCATTTTTAAAAGGCCGCGGCGCGGTGGCTTCGGTAGAGGAAGGCCAGCAGGTAGCGGAAGATCTGCTGCAGGGTAAGGAAGCCTCCCCGGAGGCTAACAAGGCCGCAGCGGAATATCTGCAGAACCAGGAGAAGCTCACAAAGCAGGAGGGTCGGCCGAACCTATTTTTGGACCCGAACAGCAAACAAAAGGGACTGTACGCAATAGTTGAAGGGCCAGACGGACAGGCGGTGCCGTTTCAGATTCATCCGGGCAAAGAAGATGCCGCAATGAATGGGATTCAGAAACTGTTGGACAAAGGAGGAAGTTTAGATACCCTGCAGTGGGATGTGGATAACCATGGACGTGGGGTGAAGTTCCTCCGGGAGATTGCGGATAAGAACAATTTGAAGTACGATTCCTCTGCACTGATCAGGACCAATCAGCCTACGGAGCTAATTAAGTCTTTAGCCGATAAAGGGGTTTCAGCCGAAGTCAAACCTAACGGAACGGTTTCAGTACCGGTACAGACTGTGGATCTTCCTCCTGCGTTACCTAAGGTGCCGGATAATTTGCCGGACAACGTTAGTTATATTGGTCAGCAAAAAGGGGCTGACGGTGAAGTGGTAGGCGACCTTTACAACTATGAGCTTCCAGGTGGGATGAAACCGACCTTTATGGTAAAGCCTGGCGAGGACATGGCCGTTAAAATGGAAGCGGTTCGTAAACGGTTTACAGCCGCGGACGAGGTTACCACTAATGCTGCCGCCCAAACCACCGCAGAGGTGGCTAAAGAAGCCGGGCAGATGCCTAAAATGTCCTATCAGCAGGCGCAGTTGTTGGTAAAGCGCTTTGGGATGGATCCGGCCAAAGCGGATATCGACGCGATAATGTATATGGGAGAAGCAGAACTGAACCGGTTGATTGAGACGGTTCAGGCCCAAAGAGCTGTGCGGGTCGGACCTGAGGCTTCAGTGGCGGAGGAGCAAAACCGGCTGAATCCGCTTCCCAAACAGAGCAGTGGGGAAATTAACGAACCGGTGGTAAAGTCGGTTCAGATGGGCCAAACCTCTTTTCACGGAACCTCTCCTGAAAATGCAAAGGCAATTCTCAATGAGGGGCTAGTGGATAAGTATAAAGGGTATATGCCCGCTGACCTAATCGATCTGGGTCATCCCGCCGAAGACTTTAAAGATCTTCCAACAAATCAGCGGGCCCCTTTTGTGTTTACCACCCAGTCATTAGGAGACGCCACCACCTATGCAGGCCCTGAAGCGGCCGGTGAAGAGTCCGCTCCTCGGGTGGTGTTTGAGTTGGAACATGGCAAGCCTATGTCAGAAATACCAGGAGAGCTAATTCATCCTGAACTTCCGGTTTCGGCGATTAAGAAGTTACACGTGGGGACGGATTTTGCCCAAACCGCAGGAGGAAAAGAGCTAATAGCTTTAGCAAAGTCCAAAGGAATAGAGGTTAATTCGCTGGATATGGCTGACCTGGTAAAGCGTAATCCTAACTTCGGAGGAGAAGGTGGTGAACGCTTTTCTAGCTCTTTAATTAAAGGCAACACCCTATCCGAACTGTTGGGTTACAGTCCTGATCAGTTCCAAGACCTTAACCTGCCTGTTAAAGCTCGTCCGGGTACCCTCCGAGCGGTAGTTCCTCGCGATATGATGAGCGCAATTGGAGGAGATACCACCGAAGCGCAAACTTATGCCAATTGGCAGGCTGGGTTAAAAGAACTAGGTGTGGACCGCGATACAATTGAAGGGCTGGATTATCCCAACTCACCTGCTGTGATTTTTCGCCAAGGGGTTACACGGGACGTGGTTTATCATGAGGGGATCCACGCAAACCTGATCAATGCTGGGCTTAACCCGTTGAAGTACATTTCCAAGTCAATGAGGTCGATCGTTACCGACCTGGCGGGAGGGCTCTTTAACTACACTGGCTACGACAGAATGAAATTCGAAGACCTGGTTGATGAGGCTTTTACTTATGGTGCTCAGGCGGTTCGGTTCGGTGATGAGGGGCTCCTACGGAAAATGGGGAACTGGGATACCTCCGAAAGGCATGTGATTAGCTTTGTTAATGACACTGCGAAGAACCTACTGGGGGCCAGCTATTATAACTTGGATAATCCGGGCGTTCGGATATTTCAACGGCGGTTGAATGATCTGATCAGGCGCACCGATCCGTCTATGTTTTACTGGGCACAGCAGGGGTTGGAGGTAAACGGCGAAGAGGGCTCACTGCTGTATCATCCACAGGGAGATACCTGGACCTTAGGAACTAAAAATGGGTCGGTGTCGGGTAAGGACCTAAATGCGCTCTGGGACCGAATCATCGATAACGATCTGTCCGATTATACCTCGGATCCTTCGTTTTGGTCTCAAGCTCGTGGGATGCGGGGTGGGTTAACGAGCGGCCCTCCACCGGGAAAGAACCTCCCAATGCCCGAACAGCCGCTAACGAACGGGAAGGGTTTTGGCTGGTTAGCAATCAGTGGATGGTTTAGGCCGTTTTTACCCTGGGTTAGCTCGTTAGATTCAAAGCTAGCGGATGTGGCGGCAACTAAAGGGGTGCAGTTCCCGCTCTTTAGCCGGGTTAAAGCCGTTGACGATGCGGTGAGAACCGGAGATGCCTTCCTCACCAAGTGGACCGAACGGTTCGGGGACGAGTTGGCTAACTGGGATCATCCTAAGCAGACCAACTTACTGAACTTACTTTCTTACGATCCGTCCGATTGGGAAAAGGCCGCAGGGAAGTTGAACCTCTCAGCTGATGAGCTGACCTCCGCAGGTAAGATAGCCCAGTACCTGAAGGACTTCAAGGAAGAGACCGGAATCAACGGATTGGAATACCTTCGGAATTACTTTCCGACCCTAAAGGCCAATGTATGGCAGACCGATTCTGTGCCTGGCTGGGGAATATTAAAGAACGTTAAAAACCAGGGGTTCTGGGAAAAGAGCATCAACACCGGAGAGTTGGATCCTTCCGATGAGCATGCGGGGCGGTTCTTAAAATGGATGATCCGACAGGGGTATGAGAAGAACTTTACTGGCACCCCACTGAAGGAGCTTCAACAGTTGGTGGATTTAAAGTCGAACGATGGGCAGTTCATACTTGGAGCTGCCCGTTGGCCTATGGAGAATTACATAAAGTATATGCGGGGTATCCCCGATGCGTCAGCTCAGGCGATTAACCGAGCTGTGGGTGATTTCCAGGGCTTTTTGGAGGACAGGGCTAAAAAGCTGAATGAGTACCTACCGGAAGGACTGCAGCTACCGGAAGAGCTGGGCACTCCCAAAAACACCTTAAATAAGCTCATGCTCCTGAGCTATGCTTCGGGGTTGGCGCTACGGCCTGCGGTGGCTATCCGGGACGCACTCCAGGTGTTTATTACCGGGTTACCGGTGATCGGTGGCGGAGCCTTTGCCAAAGGGCTGACCAAGGCCCTTACCCGAGAGGGGTGGGACTTTGCGGAGAATTCAGGGGCGTTGCTACGGAAGACTAACATAGGGGAGATGTACGGGGATATTTTTAATGAAATGCCCCTGCCAGAGAAGGGACTAATGAACTCCGTTACCCAGCTTTCACAGAAGCTCCTTGGTCCTTCAAGGTGGGGTAACAATCTGGCGAGGGCTTCGGTCTTTAACGGTGTTTTTAGTGACGCAATGGACGCACTGGAAAAATTCAAAGCAGGCTCAATCGACCAAGCCCAGTTCTTGAAGGATTCCCATTTGTGGTTTACTGAACCTCAGGTGTATTCTAAGTTCCTTAGCCGTGCCGTGCAGGAAGGGGTGAGCGGTAACCTAGCCAAGGACATCGCGCTTGAGTTGACGGATTCAACACAGTGGGCTTACAGACGTGGAACCCAGCCTGCGATGTTAAAGACTGGGCTGGGGAGGATCCTGGGCCAGTACGGTAATTGGCCTTTAAACTACGCGGAGTATGTAACGAAGTTAGGACGTAAATATACCACCTTCCCAGACAAGGCTATGGGCGCGATGGGGCTCTGGGCCGCAACCAATTTTGCCGCTTCCAAAGCAATGGAAGGAATTGGGGCTGACTCTTCTAAGTGGCTGTGGACTTCACCGGCTTCATTCACTGGAGGGCCTAACTTAGACCTGGTGCAGGACCTAATGACCGCTGTTCGTTCGGATGACGAAGGTGCCTCGGCTCGAGCGCGGGTAATGAGATATCCGCTGAACTTCATTCCCGGTTCGATCGCTACCCGGTCGATAATCAGCGCGATGGAGAACAACGAGGATATGTCTTTAGTTCCGCCGGGCAAAGGGCTGATTCGAGCACTGGGCTTTAAACCCCTTGCACAGGTGAATAATGATCCGGATTATGTTTCCTATGCCCTGGAACAATCAGGTCTGACTGCAAATCCATACAAAGGAAGGAGGTAATTAGCCGTGAAGAAAAAAGTCAGCAAAAAAGGAGGTAAAAAGTACTGATATGGGAATGAAACAACCGCGAGGAATGGCGAAACCGATTGAAGGCGCCGTTTCCAAACCAAAGGACGTTACCTGTTACGAAGGGGTGGGCAATGGAATTACCAAGCCCAAACCCACCGGTAATGAAAATGTGGGAAATTCTTCCACCCCAGATCCAAAGGATACCGGCACTCCCAAGATTTACTGAAGGGAGGTGATCGTCATCTCGGGAGGGAAGAGAGGATAGGATTTACATTCTAGCTCTTCCCTCCGCTGAACCAAGGAACTAAGGACCTTTGTTATGAGCAGACTTCTAGTAGCGGTTCGGGTAATTCTGCTACTTTCAATCGCTGGGGTGCTCAGTAGCAAATTTGCAGCCCAGGGAACAGGCCAGGACAGTTTGAGGGTAATACAAGAAGAGCACAGGTTTACCGTGTTGGAAACCGAAGTAAACCAGTTGGTGAAGGATATCGCCGACCTAAAGCTCATGGACGAGTTCAAAACTCTCGGTATTGCTGCTTTGTTGGGTGAGTCAGGAATTCGACTCTTTGGAAAGATCAGAGGAAAGGCATAAGCTCATGAGCTTCATTAAAGAGAAGTTCGATTACTATTTTGTGGAAATCCTGCTAACGGTAGTGTTTATTTTTATCGTTAGCGTAACCGTGCATTTAATGCACAAGGCTGACGCAGGTGGTGATGATATGCAATTCATTACATGGGCCGAGTCGGCTTCAACTACGGTGCTGGGAGCGTTAATTGGAATGGTAAACCAGCAGATTAAGGAACGAACTAACAGGGATCCGGGGCCTTCGGTTTCGGTCCCTACACCGGCGGGGGATACCCCCAGCCCTCAGAAAGGAACTCAGTAATGGCAGTAACAACCGCAACTACGATTAAAGTAACTTCACCGGCTGCCCACAGTTCACATCCAGATCATTTTCAGCTCATATTTGGAGCCATACTAGCTGCACTTCAGGCTTCAGTGCCACTGATCGTGCAGCTAGTACCGCCGGAGGTAGGAGTAGGGCTAGAAGCAGGAACGGCGCTGGCCCCTACCGTTGTTCAGGTGGTGGAGGCTGTAAAGGCTGCAGACGCAGGGGCTGCCCCGGTTCAGTCTCAGTAATTAAGGGGGCAGGAGGTAAAATCCGTTTAATGTCGATGAAGTCCAATAACCGGAACTCCTCCCCTTCGATAAACTCACGGTCACCTGCAATTGCGCTGAAGCTAACGCGGAGGCCGATACGGAACCCCATTTCAACTAATGAGGGATCATTTCCCAGCGCAACGATTTCACCTACAGTTGGCCGGGGCTTATTGCGATCCTCCACCACTGCGACAAGGCCCGCCTTTGCTGCGCGAGCGGTAATACTATCGGTGGGGGTTTCAGGTTTTACCAACAACCGCGCGCCGATCAAAATACCGTATTTGCTGTGCATGACTTTAGTCCTTTCTCCAAATTATCGGCTCAGGCGCTTTAATTATAGAGCCTGGACCTTCAAAGGACGTTCGCTCGGTAGTGAGCACCAGGAAGTCCACAGCCCCTGTAACCGACTTTAACTCCAACAGTTTTTCCTCCACCGTTTCTAAAACCCCGTCCGCGATCTGAAACAGTGAGGTTTGGTGGGTGATCCGGATTATCCGCCAGAGCATTCCCTCTTTGGTTAGCTCACCACCGAGCTGGTAATTACCCTCTGAGTGCATTGCGTATCGCCTCCAGGTTGTTAATGATCTGTTCGTGGTCTGGTTCTGAAACGGTTCCAAAGTCACAGGGAGTGCCGGAGGTTTCCCAGCTAGGGTCGGTTAATGAAACTCCTCGGCCGCTGCCGGCTCCCCAGCCTCTCCATACCGCACATGAAGAGTCGATTGATTCAACTCCTAAGTCCTTGAGATGCTCAAGCTCATTAGTTCGGCCGGCGTTCATCCCTAGTGCGTGGAATTTCACATGTGGGAAGTTCTTCCGAATCCATTGCGCTAACTCACAACGAAAGGTCCAGCCGGGAGAGTAACCCGAGTAAGTGTTCAACTTGCACAGGTAACGGCTAAGACCCACCCAGTTGACTTTGTAACCTTGTCGGGGATCGTCCAAGACTTTTTCCAGAGCTTTAAATACACCATCGGGCTGGTCAGTGGTTGTTTGAGGGACAAACATCCATTCGGTACGGTATTTAGCCAGCTGAGGTAAGTCAGTATACAGGTCTAAGAACTGGAGCGCCGCCGAGGTGGTTTTTCGCCAGGGGCTTTTCAGTATGTCAGGGAGTACTACGACGGCAGGGTCTAAGTTCTTTATCCAGTTAAAGTACGCGGCCGAATCCAACGGCCGGGTGTTTTCGTAGGCGCCGTTATCTAATATCAGGAAATCACCGGCTAAACGGCGCCTGGTATAATACCTGCAGTATTCCTCGTTGTGGAGCCAGTTGGCCAGCACGAGGTGACGATTGGAGAGATAGGTTCCATACTGTTGCAGGCCTTTAATCGGACTAATGGTACAAAACTTCATAGGGTGGTTACACTCCTTTTGTATTTGTAAACTGTTGATTCGTGACATCGAAGCTCGTTGGCTAATGAGCTATTGGGGGTGGAAAAGACCTTCCGTTGGTCCATCCGGAACAGCAGTTTCCCCAGCTGATGGCTGTTGTTGGCGCCGCCCCTCGGCCGTTTTGAGACCAAATGTACAGCTAACCGGCGTGCAACCGTGGCAGGCCCGCAGTGTAATCTTCGTGCGATTTCCTGCACTGAAAGCCGGTCAACAACGTAGAAGGCAACTAACATGTCGTGTTCATTAGCAAAGCCGGCTAATTTAGCAATTCCGTTCCAGTCTTCCATTTAATGAACTACCTCCTCACAGTTGAGCTTGGTGGGGTAAATTACCACCACGGAATTTACGGTATTGTTTATTCCTTGGACTCCGAAGGCGGTGCCGTTCGGACGAAATTCAATAACGAGCCGATCGCAGTGCTTGGGAACTGAGAGCTCTTTGGGGCTTAGTAGCATTAACAGCCAAAGACCTTTCTTCATTCTGACCTCCTCAGAACATAAATGTGCTGCAGAGTAGTCTGCAGTTCAGTGAGTTGTTCGGCTTCTTTTAAAGTGCCAATGGTGGTGCGGAGTGTTTGGGCGTTGAATTTGTGGCTAACTTTCCGGACCAGCTCAGCGTGGCGGATCATGCCTCCGGCATTGCGGATCAACCCCATCACCCACTGGGCTTGTTCTCCAATTTGGGTTTTAAACATGTTCGTTAGCATTGGAGGGATGAACTTCTCTGCCCAGTCGCAAATGGCAATGGCCTGCTCTAAAGAGCTGAGGCTGATCTCTAATGAGTCGTGCTCTACCACGTGCAGACACATTCCAAGCTTTTTCATATGGTCGGGCTTACGCTGATAATAGGTGCCAAGGAGGGGGTGTTCAGGATGTTTGGTTTTTTCTCTGTGGTGATGGTACCATTCTTTGTGAAAGGCACGGGCTTGTGGGGTCATTACCAGGGGGCCCTTTAGGTTTCGTTGGAGTTCAATTAGCCGGGTCACTAACGACTCACGGATATCCTTCCGCTGAGGAGTTGGGATGTCCTCTTCGCGCGGGGTGTCGTTCTGCATTACCATGATATTACGTGCAATAAACCCACCTCCGAAGGTATCGGCCGGGGTATTGCTAACGAACCAATCAGGAGTTGAACACATAAGGACTGAGATTGCAACGTCGCGGAGCAGCTCTTTGCCACGGCCGATAGTTTCGGCCAGGTAAACGTCAGGACAATCCTGCAGTCGGGTAATGAGCGGTATCAACCCCTCCAGGTACTTTTGTTTACCTAATGTAGAGGCCATTTCGGGTCCGTAGAGGAGCCCATGTGGGTTGTCTTTAACTGCCCCAACTAATACCTCTGGAGTGAGCTTTTCAGGGTACACCTTGGTGATTTCAATGTCCTGGATCATTTTCACCATGATGTTGGTGGCCGAAGTTTTTCGCAGACCCGATGGCCCAAGTAAAAAGACAGCCAAAGGAGGATACAGCCGGTAATACCCCATATCAAACCAAATATTACGGTTGACAACCAGGCCGACAGCAACCAGAGCGCAAAAAATATGATAAGCAAGTGGTGCTTCGGAATTAGAGGTGAACTCGGCGTACTGGTCAAGGAAACCTCCCACAGGAATTAAGGACCTTAGTTCGGCTTCGGCTTTGGCGGCTTCGGCTTTAGAGGCTAAGTTCGGGTCGGCAGAGGCGGTTCCTTCAATTTCCTGTTCGGTAAGGTAGTTATAGAGCTGGAGCTCTGAAAGCCCAAAAGCCTTTTTCATTAACAGGGTGAGTTCGGCCTTTTCGGCTTCCGGCAGTTGATGGATACCAGGCCTGGTAAGGAATATCAGTGTCTGGTCAAAGACCGGGTCTTCCACTGAAAGAGATTTTCCTCTGAGCAGGCCTTTGAATATCTCCAGGGCTTCGCGGGCAGTTTTGTTCAGTACTAAAGGTGGAGGGATGCGTCTAATCACCGATCACCACCGTGCGGCCGTTGACTTTTTCGGTCTTGAACAGTTTGCATTCGGCCCAGTTAGGGCCGTGTTTAACCTCGGCGGGAATTACAAATCCGTTCATTTCTGGGATGGGAGCTTCGGCGGAATCAAATAGGAACTGGGCAACCGCGCGGAGGTTCCGTTTAGGGCAGTTCACTACCATGGAATCATGCACTGTGAGGAGGACCCGAGCACCAAAGTCGGGTAATGACCGAAAGGCAGGGATCAGGTAATTCTGTCGAAGGAGCTCACCCCAGTTGCTTTGACCGTGAAATGACAGGTACTCACCTCGCATTCCTGGAAGGAAATACCGACGGCCTCCCCAGAGATTGTCTTGATAGCCTTTCTTTTTAACGTCCGAATCTATACGGGAGTGGAATGAGCGGATTTCCGGATTTTCTCGATGAAACCCGGTGTGACAGGCCCTGGCTACCTCTTCGGACATTTTTAACTTCTCTACCAGCGATGCCCAGCCTCGGTTATAAATGAATCCTAAAGGCCCACTTTTCGCTGCCAAAATTTCCTGCGGGGTGACGTAGGAGGCTTTATTATACTTAGTTCTAGGTTCATTAATGAACCCCCAATAGGGTCGCTTGAAGATTTGCTGGTACATGTGCCCGTAAATGTAATCTCCACGCTCCATAGCCGACAGTAGAGCCTTAGCCCCCGCCAGATATGAATAAATTCTAAGCTCACATTGGGACCCGTCAATTGCGATAACCTCGTCCAACTCTGGATCGTCCGGAATGACCATTTTCCGCGTTTGAAAACCACCGAGTTCCTCCGGTAGGGTTTGTATGTTGGGTTCGACGGCTTGGATGCGAAACTGAACCTGGCGATGGATCAGATACGCGGTTCGGATCCGCTGATCAGGGGAGACAATACCCGCAAAGTCCCCCAGGTGTTTCATTTCACGCATCCCCAATACCAGCCCTGCGGTTTTATTATTATACTTATCCCTGTATTCCTCCAGTGCTTCAACGTCACAGGTGGGGGTGGTTTTGGTTTCTTTGGAGCCATCTTCAAGCTTTTTGATCCGCTTTCTCATCACAATGGGCATCTTTAGCGGACCAGTAAAGAGCTTAAATAGCTGTTGGGGACTCTGCCAGTCGATGAAAGGGAAATGCCGCTTCCACACCTCTTGGTATTTTTCAAGTAAAGTCTGCGATACCTTCGTTAGTTTAAAGACCTCCTTTAGGTCGGCGTGGATACCACGGTCTCTCATGGTGGTGAGCCCGTCTGCCCATTCACCGGTCAGGTCGTTTAGCAGGGGAAAGTCCTGTCGCAGTAGGGTCTTTAACATCCCCTGTAGCTCTAAGGTAATTTCCAGGTTGAGTCCGGCCTCCAGCACTCCGGTGGTGTCTGCCCACTGATACCGGATCGGGTTGATCTTCGCCAGATTTTTAGTGAACGGCATGTCGGTAAAGAGCGACATGGCAATGCCAAGGTCTTTCTTTAACAGATCGGACCGCCAGCGGTTAAGGCCCAGCATTACGTCCCAGGGTCGGCACCCAGCTAATTTACCAAAGTGTTTGCTGAGATGATAAAAGTCAAACGCTGCATTGAATACAAACCATTTCACCGGTTTGGTAGGGTCGCAGAGCGCGGGCTGGATTAGGTGATACTGATGAGGTAAAATACCCATTGCTTCGTCAACTCGGGAGCTGATCCCGATTACCTCAATTGGAAGAGGAACCCCGCCGGCCCGCAGCTCGTCCTCGTCGGCCTCTTCAGGGGTTTCGATATCCAGTCCGGCTGTGCCTTTGGCCTGGATCTCCGCCAGGTATTCCTTCACCTCTGAGTCGGTAGGACTGTAGTATTTTTTCTCCTGGTAGAATCGTCCAGTGCCGGATCCATACCGAGCTGCTTTAGCAATATCCGAGTCCATCTGGTAGGCGGTGATAAACCCAGTCCGCATGTAAAAGAGAGGGCTAAGGACGGGCACTATTACCTTTTTGGTTCCGAAGGGCCAGGGACAGCCCCTGAGCCACACGTTAGGCTTTTTGCGGTTCATTACCGAGGTGAGGGATTTACCGCTAAGTTGGAAAAACGGAGTTTCACCGAAGGTGACAATTACCTTTAAGTTCTGTAACGAATTGAGCTCCTGGTCTAAGAGCGGCCTGCATTTCTCCACCGCTCGCGGATCCACCGGTTCATTAACCGACACAGCGCACTTGACAAGGTTAGTGCTAAACTGACTGCGACGATCAACCCCAGCGCGACGACAGGAATTATCAACAACACGCCCGCTGCCTCCACTGAATGGGTCTCCTTTCTTGAGTTCCTCTGCTGATGGAGCGGTACCGATAAAGGCCATGCTGGCCGCCGGTGAGCCGCTTCCCCAAAGTGGGCCGCTCCGGCCCAGGTAGGGGCAGCCCTCACAGCTCAGGGGCTTGGAGGAGTTCAGCGCCGGAACCTTTACATCCGAGGTGTTTTGCATAGAGCGAAAAACCTCTCTTGAAGTTTATCCGAGCTTTCAAACTCACCGCTAAATTTGTAGGTCAGTATATGCCCATCGGTTTTTACCCCACGCATTTCCATACAGCCGTGTTTACCTTCAATGAGACAGGCTGCTCCTCGGGCTCCTCCTGTAACGTACTGTATGGCTCGGAGGATATCCGAAGTGAGCGTCTCTTGTAATGAAGGTCCTCGGTTACATTCATGGGCGATCCTCGCCAGCTTGGAAAGGCCCAGTACATTACCGTTTGGAATATAAGCCACCGAAACATATAGCTTAACCGGCAGCAGGTGATGAGGACAAAAGCTGTACATCCGGTGGTCGCGGAGGAGGATAAAGTCTGAGTTTTCCTCAGGAAATGCCGCCCAGTCGGTTAAAGGCGGGTTGAAAACCTCCATTAGGGCACGAGCAAACCGTTCAGGGGTATCCTGGAAATTACGGTCGCGTCTGTCCACCCCGAGGCCTTCCAGTATGAGCGCTGCGCCTTTTTCCAACAGGTGCTGGCTGATCTTTGGTTCTGGAAACTGAAACTTCTTTAACTGCTTGGACATCCTTGTTAGACTCCTGTTCAAGGCGGACAATTTTTAAGCGCAGATAGGTGATTGCTTTGCGAAGGTCGTCGGTGGCTGGGACGCCGGGTTTGTGACCGGCTCTTTGGACGTACTTTAGTACATTCCCGAGCATGAAGTCCAGCCCCCAGTCATTGGCAACGTCAATTACCTGGTATTTAACTGTGGTGTAATAGTTGGGTTTAATTTCAATTGAGCTCATAGTCTTGTTCTGTTCCATCTGGGTTGAGTATCCTTAGTCCTTTATCCTCTTCAGATTCCTGTGGCTGGGCCTTTTCCTGCAGCTGAGCCAGGGTTTGTTCAAAGAAAATTCGTGCTTTGGCCTTGGCCAGGTCTCGGGTATCATCGTAGGTGGTGCCTTCTTCGCCTTTCGCCCACCATTCCCAACGGGTAACGGCCAGGTCGGTGCTCCGGACCGCTAACACGTCGTAACAGCCGAGGCCCTCTCGGGTGTGTTCAATTAGGAGCAAGAGCCAGCGCCCGGAAGCAGAACTTCCTCGTGCCTCTACCGTGCCGCCGTAGTGGTTAACTATCCGTTGAACTGCTAAATTTAATGCTGAGGTCTTTCGACTCATAAACTATCTGAGCCCCAGATATTTATGTAACTGTACTGAAAGGCGCCACCGAGGATGAACCTTTAACAGTTCCTGGGCCTTTTGCAGGGTGTCTGAATTTACCCACTGACCAAGTACGAAGTTGATCGGGCTAAGAAACAGGGGTGTTTCTGGTCGGGTTTTACTTTCAATATAGTCGAGCTGAGAGGAATCTAACCGGCGGTGTACCAGGACTTTAACCTCGTCGGCGGACCAAAGTGCGGACTCATAATAGGCCAGCTTTGGACTGACCGTTAACCACGGAAGTGGTGTTACCCCCTGTTCCCACCAGGGGACGATCGTACCAGAGGTTTCAATATGGAGTTGTTTTCCTACCTGGTAACAGCGATAAATCAGCTCGTTAATTACCTCATAGTGGATGAGGGGCTCACCTCCCGTAAGACAGATGTGTTCCTCCCAGGTCTGTGACAGGAGCGCGCCTAGCTCTTCCTCCCCGCGCTTGTTAAAGTCTGTGTCACACCAGAAGGAGTGGTCGTCAAAGGTGTGGCAGAGCCACGCTGGGGCGCTGGTGGAAAGTAACGGAATTGCGCCTACCACTACATCTTCGTGGAGTTTGCCCGGGTTGTCAATAGTGGCTCTTCGGACCTGCTTGCCTACCGAGCAGCCAGGAAGTCTAATGAAATGCATTGGGGTGCCTACCCAATGGCCTTCGCCTTGAAGTGAGTGAAAATGTTCGGCTAATGGTACTTTCATTTTCCCTTCTTTGGGTGGGCAGTTCGATGGCCTGCGGGCATATTGTGAGTAAACCCGTCGGTAGCGTAGTACATTGTGACCTGTTTTTTGGTAAAGGACCGCCCGGAAGGGCTTTTATACTTGTTGGGACCTACTTTTTTAAACGGCATTGTGGTGTCTCCTGTGACAGAGCGGATGTGAGGGGCGAATATTTTCGGTTATTGAATTGTTAGAGCGGTTCTCATCCAGGTGGTGAAAGGTAATTTTTAACTTCAGAGCCTTGTGCCGACGGTGGCCAAAGCCCTGCGATTCGGCCTCGGTTCGGCTCATTAACGGCTGAGAGCAAAAGCAGCAGTTCAGTTGAGGCAGCACGTAATGAGCCAGCTCTCTCAGTAGCTGAAGCTCGGGATTATAGGGCATTGAGAGCTTTCCTTCGTTGATATTGCTTTTTGTTGGTTTCCCTGCGGCACTGAGCACAGACCGCCCAGCGGAAATTAGACCCGTCTTTAATGAAATACACCCCATGTGGGGCTAATTTATCGTGTCCTTTTTTACAAAAGCGGGTCCGCTTCATTGTAAAGGAATCAGACTTAATCCAATAAAGGCCTATCCTCTCCTGCCGTTGTTCACAGAGGACAAAGTACAGCGAGAACACCACCAGGTAGCGCCGGATGGTTTTCTGTGAAACCCCACAGCGGAGTGCTAGGAGTTTAATACTCCACCGACCGGTCTGGAGCAGAGCCAGAATTTTACAGCTGAGCTCTATCTGGTTGCCTCGGCTGCGGCCCGGAACCATTGTCTTTAGAGCTCCACTGCCGCGTAGCAGTTTTCGGTTTCCCAAAGTTCGACTTTAAAGAGGACAACGTCTGTATCGCGGAGTTGGGAAGGGCCCACAGTGTAAAGTAGGTAGTGAGCCATTTCCTCTGCGGTGGGGTTAAAGGCGCAGCGGAAGGACTTTAACTGGTTGCCGAGCTCTGAAAGGAAGAAGGACTTTACCTGCACATCGAGGGAGTAGTAAAGGAATCCGTGGTCCCAGTGCTCGTCAATCCAGGACCCAAGTCGGGCCTTTAGCACTGAGAAGTCAATTACTCGGCCTAGTGAGTCTAATGAGCTGAGTGGTCGAGCATGGAACAATGCAATGTAATTATGACCGTGCACATTAGCACACTTGGATTCGTGTCCGTAAATTCGGTGTCCCGCACTGAATTGGATTCTCCTCACTACTGTGGGTAGCAGCTCTGCATTTGGTTCTTTGGTCATTAACCCTCCTTGCAATTGCACGGGTGGGAATTGAACCCGACTTTCCGGACCTTAGTCCGAGGCACCTTGCACTCTCCGTGCTTCCAGCGTTTAACGACCGCGGCGTCGTCTGTAGCGGGGCCGTTCAAGGTAAAGAATGGTCCCTATCCACAAAGTGAGGAACAGAAGATAAAATACCACTGTTCCTAGGCCGGTCCCAGGGGCTGAGCCGGATCTTCGCCCAGGCCCCGGATGCTCCAGGGCGCAATATTTGCATAGGTGGTTCCTTTGGAGGTGTTGTGGACCACCACTGCTGTAAACTCCGCACCGGCGATCTGTTCCGGGTCGTGAGCCGGACCGTCGGGTTCGTACCCCGCTGCTTTGTAGTAGGCTTTTAACTTCGCCAGCGCGGTTGAATTGTCCAACTCAAACCGTTCACGGACCGTTCGGCCCACAAAAGGCTCGGTTTGGACCTTCATGTACATTAACACCAAATTACCGGCCTGGTCGTCAACTCGGTCAATTCGGAAATGGTAGCAACCCTCAGGGATTTGATCCCCATAAGCCGCCACCTGAGACATATCCTGATTACGTACTGCCATTTGCTTTTCTCCTTTCAATTTGCATTTGCACAACGGATTTAATGAACTGATCAGTTTCGGACTTGAATATCCGTTCGGCCTGATCACACCGAGCGGTAACTTTACGGACCGAAGGGCCTAGCTTTGCTATTAGCTCGAGCTCGGGCCAGTTCCGGTCTGAGATGGTAATTTCCAGGTTGGAGGTCATTAGCTCATACCTAGCGCTTTCTTTACCTTCGTTAGCTCGGAAGGGTCGGCTACGGTGCCGAATAGCTCCGAGATAAATTTGTTATACTGGCGGTGATCTTCGGAGTCGTATCGGTGGATGATTACCTTTCCTTCCTTTTCCTCTTTGGCAAGCACTGAGCTTCCTCGGTCAATATCAAACAAGTGGATCGGCTGAGGAAAAGTGAGTAATGACCGGGTCTTTTGATACCCCTGTGGACCGTAGATCATCCAAAGATAGGGTTCTTGCCAGTTGCACTGCGGCTCCGCCAGTGCTAGTTTCTTCAACTCTTCGTAGCTGGCGGGTAGGTAACCGTTCTTGATTTTCCCCGCATTGAATCGGTCTTTCACCTGCCAGGTGTTGCCGCCTCCGCCGAGGGGTTCGTGAGCCGCTACCCAGCTGAAGCCTTTGGAGTCTCGCTTTACCCGGAGGATGTTATCGAACGACCGAAGTATCTCGTTAGTTGCTGAGGTCCCGGGGATGTCGGGTCTTCCAAAGACCTCGATTGGTTCCGAGGCCGGCCGGTCTTTGGTTCCGATGCCACCCCCTTTGGCATAAATTTTATCAATACCTTCGTGGGCCGTAACGACGATATTCACCCCGTACTGGTCACGGATGTTTTTTAACTTCCGGCAAACCACCGCGATTCGTTCGGTGGCGCCTCCGTAGTCATTCACCGCCCGGAGGTCTTCAATATCCCACGGCTCATGCCCCATTTCCTTTGCAAAAGTCAGCCGAGCCCACTCACCTAATGAGTCAATTGCTAAGGTCCCTTTGAACGGTTCTTTACTCATAACCCCTCTGCGCTACCTCCGACGAGGTATCTCTTCGGAGATGCTTCGGTGTTGTACGAAGTAAACCGGCTTGCTTCGCCAAAGCCTACTTTTTTACCTGCTTCTTCACGACCATACATGTCACGAAAAAAGCGAATTGCAGCAATAACGTAAAGGCGTACTGCTGGGCCTCCGTCAAGGTGAAGCTGAATTGCATGGTCCAGCTCATTCTCACAGTCTATGGTTATTTTCATTGTTTGTTCCTTGGGAAGTACTTCTCAAAGTTCTCAGAGGTGATAAACTTCCGCCGCCGAAACCCCGCCACTGTAGTTGGACAACCGTTGCGTTCCAAGAGCTTAAACAGCTCTCGCTTTGAAACCCCCTGTAGTTCAGCCACCGTCTGAATCGACAGGAGTCGGTTGGGGATTGGGTTAAATTTCGCCGCCGTTGGGTTAAATTTCGCCAGTTCCGGCACCGGGACCTTAGTCTTTTTCATACTCGGTAGGGTCGTAAACCCCCGCTAATGTGAACGCTTCGCGCCGTTCAGTGCAAGTTCCGCACTTTCCGCAGTGGAGTACACCGCCTTTATAGCAGCTCCAGGTGGCGGAAAAGGGTACTTCCAGTTTGGACCCGAGCTCCACAATTTGCGCTTTGGACATTCGGAGGAAAGGCGCTACAAGCCGAGGAGGCGCCCACGCAGAGTGGAAAAAGGCCGCGTCCATAGCGTGGACAAATTCCGGCCGACAGTCGGGGTAGATCGCGTGGTCGCCACCGTGAGCAGCGTAGGCAACTATATCTGCCGAGACCGACTGGGCGTAGGCGCCGGCTAATGAAAGAAGGACCATATTGCGGTTGGGCACCACAGTCTGTTTCATGGATTCGGCAGCGTAATGACCTTCAGGGACTGCAATTTCGGCGGAAGTTTGTGAGCTCCCCTTAAAGAGGATCGGCGGTACGTTAACGAACTGGTGAGGGATCCGAAGGTGGTCGGTGATAAACTCCGCCGCCTGGAGTTCCTTTTGGTGCCGCTGACCGTAGTGAACTGAGAGGGCATGTAAGGTCATCCCCTCCGAAGCTAAGCTGTACAGTAACACCGTGCTATCGAGCCCACCGGAGTAAACTACAATTCCGTCCGGGGGATCGGCTTTGTTACTGCGCGCTTTGTTACTGTGCTGTTGAGTTAAATTCAGCTGGGGTTTCATTGGACTCCTTTATGGTTGTTGGCGATTCAATGCCTAGGACTTTGTAATAAGCTGCCGAAACGTAATCGGGATCACGAGCGATTAAACTCCGGTCCGGTTCCCCACTAACACACTGTTTGTGGAAGTCACACTTGCGGTTGTAGTTAAAGCAGCTCCGAGGGTCTTGCCATACGGCTCCGAAGGGAACCCGGGCCTCGTAATCGGTCATGAGCCGAGCCGTTTCGGATTCAAACCGCAGGAGTTGCTCTTTGGTTCGGAGGAAGGCTTCTCTATAGAAGTTAAAGACCTTTGTTACTGCGTTCTTCCGGGGTTTGATAACGACGTTTAACATCACCCCGTGAGGCCGAACGCCGAGGGATTTCCAGATTCCGTAAATGTAAGTGGAGGCTTGGGTGCTCAGGTACCAGTTCGCAATCCAGTTCTTGGACTGTTGTGAGGAGTTGTAAAGGTCATAAGCGGTGGTTTTGTGTTCCATTAACCATACGGCGCGGTTCCATTGAATTACTGCGTCGGTGGTGCCGACCAGGTAGTGGGGTTGAAAGCAGAGCCCAGCCCAACCGTCGCATTCGGACTCGGTGTGGTCGCGATACCACTTGGCGAGATCTTCTCCGGTCATTCGTCGACCGAAGTCAAACAGCACAAGTTTGTCTGCCCACTGGGAAAAAATAGTTACTATTTCAGTCCAGGAAAGTAGTGGATTGGTAGCTATGGTGCGTAGGAGTTTATGAAAGTACCAGCAATGATGCTCGGTGTTCGGTATTGGGACCCTGAAGGAAACCTCCGGAGCTAAGATCTGGTAGTTTTCATTAATCCAGTGTTCGCCGTAGGCTTTCACCATGGAACGAACTAGGCTGATGTTTTCCTCGTGTATGGACAATTCCTCCTGCAGGAGCTGAGACCAGTTGGCGCGCGCTCGGTATTCTGCTTCGGCTGCGTCAGCCGCAAAGTCCAGGTTACCAGCCTTGGAGCCAATTACCTGTTTGGCTTTGTGGAAGGCGGCGCCAATCAGGAGCGGTTCCGCTGGGATACGGCCGGTTAGCCCGAGCGCGTCCTGGTTGTAGGCTAATGTACCACAGGCACTGTAAGCCTCACGCCTTGAGTTGTTCATTATCATGAGGGAAGCTCCACTGTGGGGTGATCTAACTGTTCGAGGAAGAACACCTCCTGTTGGGCCTGGAGGAAGTGGAGCCGGCGTCGGAGCGCCTCCACTTCTGCTTCTAAATACCTGATCACCTCGTCTTTATCCCGGTTGTCGTAGTTGATCATTGGTCCTCAGTTCTTTAGTGTGAAAGGGAATTATAATTGAAATTCAAATTTAATTCACTTTCCAGTGGTCAAAATTACTGCTGTGCTGGGGTGCTGGGGCGGTGGAGTTCATCGTCCTTCCGATTTCTTCAGGGCGGCTAACACCTTGTCCATAGCCTCAATCCATTCGTCGAATTCGATACTGCCAGCCATCCAGGGACGTGGCAGTTTCAGTGCAGCTTTCGCAAGCTGTTGCAGGAGTTTGGCGTACATGGTCTTTTCGTTGCTCAGCGCCTTCCGCAATCCCTGGATCTGCTGGTGCAGTTTTGCTGCTGGCTCCGAAATAAGCGGATCTAGCGCCTGCTGTTCTGCCATACAAAGCAGATCGTTGATTGCTCTCTTCGGGTCTTCCGCGTTTTCCTTAGAGAGAGTCCAGTTCACGACTGCTGCATCCGTGATGGCGTCTTTCCATTGCTGCAACTCCTGGACCTGCTCCAATGCTTTCATGAGCTTTGGCGAATGATGTGCGCAAACGTCGCCCTTGTGGTCGTAGTCACAGGCGCATGTTCCATGAGGAGCTAGTGCATCGAGTTTCACCAGCAGCGCCTCATTGGAATCCTCCGCGGCCGTAATGTCCTCCCGCGCCTTCTGAAGTTCAGCACGCAACACTTCACGCCCCTCATCTCCCTGCGAGAACATATCGCCATAGCGAAAACCTTCACAGAAGGCGTTCTTGGCTGCTGGATGTTCTGATGGATTCCAGCCGGTTGCTTGGCAGTAGAGAATCCAGGCGGCTTCCTGTTCGCCGGGACTAGCTGTGCCATAGTCGTGCTGTGATTGGACTGCGTTTTCGAGAACGGTTATTCGCTCTTTAGCCTTCTGGAGTTCGGATTCGAGGATGGCGATATCCTCAACCTTGGCTTCGAGTTCACGCAAATACGCGAGGCTGTGTCGAGGAGTTAGACCGCAATCGCGACGATAGCTGCACTCATCACAGCGGCACACGGCTATTGTGTCGAAGTTCCGCTGGTCGCTCATCTCAATTGACTCCTTCGTCATGGCCGTAATCGAAATCCCCGTGCTTGCAGCAATAGAAGCAGAGGCCGCATTTTGAGCAAAACTCATCCGGTCTGTGCCATTCATCACCACATTCTCGACAAATCTGCTTCACTGAACCAGATTCGCTCATTAGCTTAACATCCCTTCAGTTGATACCGTGTTGGGTTCGGCCGGTCCGCATTCTTCGGTGTACCATTGAGTTGAGCGTAATGAACGGTATTCATTAGCCGTGGAGTGCAGATGCTGTGGAGCTCCCTTCAGGTAGAGGTAAATTCCTACCCCCCAGTCAAAGAGGTTCCGTTGGACTTCACTGTCCTTGAACAGGATGCACAGCCCGGTCGGGTGTTCCTCATCCAAGCGGATTACATTCCGTGAGTAGGGGTCGATAATGTATCGGTGGCTCCAGGGGTGTGGGTGAAAGTAAAAGCACCGTTCGGACTGGATACCTTCGGCAAAGGCCGGGCTAGTTTGCTCTGTGAGGAGCTGGGCTGCTTTAGCCCGGGCGGATTCACGACGTTGCCGTTCCTGTTCATAGTTGTTCACTGTCGGGGCTGGTCGTTGCCGTTGGTAATGCTCACGACGTGCTTCGGTCAGGTCTCGGTAAAGGTAGTTTCGGTTAACCTCTGCACGGAAATGCAGTTCTGAGTTGCGGAGGATCGCCAGAGCAAAAAAGTCTGCTAACTGGTAAATTCGTTTGTTAGGGGTGTCCCACTGGACTGTTTGGCTAAGGCGGTTAATTCCCGCTTCTTTAACCCCGAGCCGTAGTGCTGGATTATCCGAGCTGTAATTCCACCAAACGCGGATCCGAATTAGTGGATGGGTTAGGTTATTGGACATGGACTGTGACTCCTAGCTCAGTTATATTTAATGGTGTAGTGGGCCGTTGCACATAATCCACTCGTTTGACCGGCCACTCTCGGCTGTATCAAAAGGCGCCCGCAGAGTCACCACCCCTTGGCCCCCTTGGTTGTTAATGAGCTCCACCGGCCAGTGCAGGAACCGCCACTAGCTCAACGGCTGTTTCGGTACCTTCCAAGGCCCCCCAGGCTGCGGCGGCCTCGGCTAATGTGCTGACTTGCTGTTCTTTCACGAACAGAGCGTAGCCTCGGTTCATTAGTCGGTTGAAGTCTTCCTGGATCGCTTCGAGCTCCGCTTCGTCGTGACCTGAGGCTGATAGGGTTTTAATTCTGACCCGCAATTGTGACAGCATAATTCTCCTTTCAAAAGTCTTTGGACAATTAACTCGTTCTGGATCTGAGCTGCAATCTCGGCTGGAGAGCCGGTGGTAATGTACTTTAACTCCTTTTTCATTGGGTTGGGCTGGGCTCCTTTCTTTAACGTTGAATTAACGAGGGAATCGGGGAGTCACTGCCGATTCCCCCGGGGCCGCTCAGCTCGTATTCTGAGCATCCTCACGCGACCCAAAAGCGGAAGGGGGGAGTTGAACCCCCCTAAGAACCTAAGGTCCTTAACCACCGGGTTATTCCGCCGGTGCAGCTTCCTCCACTGCCGGTTCGGCTGCCGCTACCATTACGGCTTCGGCGGCTTTTTCCGCCTCTTCGTTCACACGATCGTAGATTCCCTTCTCCTTTGCCAGCGCGATGAGGGCTTTCCGTTTTGCCTGGGCCTTTTTCTGGTACTGTTTGTGGGAATCCGATCCCTGCATTTTCTTTTGCTGGACCTTTTGCCGGGTGCGGACCTTCAACAGCTCCGCTGCAAGCTGCTCTTCGGTCATTCCTGCGAGTTCGGCTTCGATCGCGGCAAGGTCGATTTCCGGGGTTGTGTTCGGTTCATTCGTGCTCATGGTCGTTAGTTCCTTTCGGGTTGTGAAATTTTAATTTTCCAGACTGTATTTTAACTGAATTGAAATTTCAATTCACTTTCCAGTGGGTAAAGAACGGCTCGGCTCCGGCCCCGGGCTGGGCACGGAATTGAAGGTCTGCAGCTGGGCCTGGGCTTCCTTCAGTCGGTTCATTAACACCTGGAGGCCCTGCTTCAGCAGTGGAATCTGGGATTCGATCCCACTAATTGAAGCATAGTAAATGGCCTCTGCTAGGTGCAGTTCAAATGCGCCCCGACTTTCAGTGTGGGCGTGCCGAGCTAATGTAATTCCTTTGAACAAATTGGAGTGCTGATGAGGACTCACGCTCATTGAATGAATCCACCCGATTCGGTTCCGGAGGAGGGGATCATTCCGTAATGAGAGCTCCAAGTCCTTTAACTCGGTATCTCTTACCAGGAGCAGTTTGGGCTCCTCCAGATGGGTAATGATCACCAGGAAATTGCCGGTGCCTGATTTGGGCTCTTCGGTCATTAAAGTCCTTTCTCGGGCGCGCTTCCTTCCCGCTTTAGTTGGTCCTGCTTCCGTGCGGTCTTTATCCTCCAGTGAGTAAACAGGTATCGCTTTTTACATACCGGACACTCCCAAGCACCGCCTGGGGCCTTGGGGTCTTCGGTAATTAACTGCACTGTCAGGTGACACCCCAGACAGTGCGTGGGGGCGGATCGGAAGTTCATTACATTACCTCCTTAAATGAACTGATTAACCGCGCGTTGGAGTGCCTCCACTGGAAGCGGCTCTTCCCACAGAGCTATCGGCGCTGAGCCGAACCGCTTGTTAAAGACGTGGATCACACCCGGGCGAGGATACTTATACACCACCAGCCCAAAGTTGGCTCGGTGAAGGGTCAGGGCTGCCTCGGCCACCGCTGCTCCGCCGTGTCGCTGTTTATTCCGCATTACTGTGAACAGAGCGTGAACCGCCCCATGTAGCTTAGTCGGGTGAGGGATTGGACGAAGCTGCCGTTGAGCTGAACCCTCGCCTGGGAATCGCACTGACCTTGAGGGCCAGAACTCAGCGTCTGTTGTGCACGGGTTCAGTAACCCAAAGGGGCGGGGGAGTTCCCCCGCGCCTAGCAGTAACTGTCCTGCGCGTCTGGTAGTGAGCAGTAAGGGGGGTTTATTCACCTTTAAACTCCTTTGCTCGGGCGTTGAGCCGCTGTTTGATTTCCTTTAGCTCTTCTGGGGTGAGCTCCTTCAACCCAAGGACTGCTCTTGCTGTTTCTATGGTTAGTTTCTTTCCATGACAGCAAGTTACTGGCGTTTGGTTTGGGTGTGCATCTATCAGGCCCTGGAACAGGCATCGGTGGTTATTCATCGCCGAACTCCGTTCCGCCCAAAGTTAGTCCGTCGCCCAACTCTTTGGAGGCTTCCTGGTCCAGTGCCTTTAGCTCATCAGCGCCGAGGAGCTTCTGGATCATTTGGCGGGCGATTTTGTTCTTTATACTTTGCTTTTTGTGATACAGGCGGTTGTTTTCGTTCTTTTCCGAGAAGTACTCCAACAGTCGAGCGGATTCCTCTGCTAACGCCTGTAGCGGCTGTGGAGTTGAGTCCGCTCCCGCCAGCTCGTGCAGTGCTTCGATGGTCGGTTCTAAGCTACTGAGATCGGTCTTTGTTCGTTTCATCTGCTGTGACTCCTGTTTTGAATTTAGTCCATTATAAACTTATTCGTTCTTTAAATCACTTTCCAGTGGAGGGAATTCGGGGCTCGGTTCTTTAACCTCCGTTGAACCAATTGAGCTGTTGGCCATCTCCCTCACTAGGTCCATGAGTTCATTAGCGGGGGCTAACGACTGTTGGCCCGGAGCTGAATCAACGTATTTAAATCCGCGTTCTCTGTGTCCGGTCAGCTTTTCATGCTTTACCGACTCCAGGGTTGAATCGGTTGTGAACTCACATCCGTGGCAGTTAATTATTATCTCTCTCCAGCGCGGGGCTGGAGCCTCTTTCACCGTTAAATTCATCTCCTCCAGCGAAGCCTCCTCAGTTGGGCGGCCTCTGGGGTTTCTCTCCAACGCCCAGCCGTTGGTAGTGAGCCGTTCCCAGGTCGTGCGCCCGGCCTTTACCTGAGCCCTACAGTATTGATAACATCCAGAGCAGAGGCCTCGGGAGTAAATTCCTCGGTCTGGGCGGTTACACCGCAAACAGTTGTTGACCTTTCCGGAGTTGAGCATTTCATTTTAACCTCGTGGTGATTATATAATTTATTTTCGTTAAAATCACTTTCCAGTGGTCAAATAGAGAGATTACTAACTAAAGTGCTAATTACTATCTGGGTTATTTCGTTGGCTAAGAAACATTAGTATTTGTAGGTAGATAGTTAGGTATAACATTGAATTTCAAATCCCGTTCTTACAAATACCCTTTCGTAGATATTACTAAATGTCTACAAATACTAAATGATCTTGTGTGTTTTTGGAAAATATACCAAAGTGAAATGAAGTTAGTTAGTAGTTCAGGTAGGGGGTTTAGGACCGAGTTTCTCCCGGTCCTAGACCTCCCGGTCCTCTCCCGGTCCTAGACCTTACCCTTCGGTCATTAATGCCCCTTCCTGAGTGCCCTTCGGCCCTCCTTCCTGCGCCGGTCTTCAGCTCCGCCACGGCCGTTCAGTTTTCGGTACTTTAACCAATGCTCAGCACACAGCCACGGAGCTCCTCCTGCGCTCGGCCTTCCACAGAGGATCGAAACTGGTCCGTCAGTGAGCAGCGGCGGAGATGCCTCCCGATCCACTGTATTAGACCTGAACCTATCCAGGTGGATTAAAGTGCACCGCCCAAGCGCAGTTAAGCCCGTCCTTAGACAGCACCGGTAGTGCTCATTAGCCGCTCTGGCTTTGAAGGAAGGAGGGGAGGGGGAGGGGTTGTCTTTATCTTCGCCGAGCTGAGACGGGGTTGGGGGCCTCCGCGGCCCCCCTCCCCTTTGGTCATTAACCTCCTCTGAGCTCATTCCTTCACACCTCCGGCCCGCGCCCGATCTTCCTGCACTGCCTTCAACGCCCCGCGCTGCTGCTCTTCAGTTGCTTTAATCCATGCCACACCAAAGAGCTCTTTCAGCTTGGCCTTCACCGGAGCCAGTAGTTCTCTTTCCTCTGCGGCCCTTTTCCGATGGGTCTCCCTTTGGTAATTCAGCGCATACAGCTGTTTGTTAACGAGGTAGACCAGCTCTGCCTCTGAAAATACCTTCTTTAACTCTTCCATAGTTCCGAAGTTGGGATCTCCCCCCGCACTGAGCGGAATTTCCCTGTTACTGAGCCAGCCTTTGCCGGGCCTGAATGACATACCTTTGACTCCTTTCAGTTTTAGTTCCTTACCAGGAGGGTCTTTCAACCCTCCCGCGCTCCTGCGCTACGTTAGCTTATTCCACCCACAGCGGCACCACCTCTACGCTCCCGAACGGACACAACTCCTTAGCCACTGATTCCGCCCAGAATTTACTCCCGACCACACCCACATTCCGAGGAGCCCTGAACTCCAAAGTATTGAGCTGAGTCCCCAGCTGTCCGCAGTAGCGGGCCTTTAAGAGCCACCGGAGCGCGTTGAGGAGCTGTCCGTCACCCAGAACCGCCTCGTCCCAGCTTACCTTGCACACCCATTCCTGTGCCTCTGAAGGTCTAGGGTCTTCGGTATTTATCTTCTTTAGCGCCGTAGTTCCTCGTTCTGTCACTTCCAGTTCGGGAGCTGAACCGTTCTGAGACCCTTCTTCCTGCAGTAGTTTCCGGAGGTGCTTTTCCGTTTTGTCGTTCCGATGGCAAGTGAGTCCATAGACATTCCTCGGACCGAAATAAGCTATCGGATCTCCGATCTTAATTGCCCCGCCACAGTCAGCGCAGACACTTCCTTCCCGCGTACTTCTCATTACCTTCATTACCGTGCCTCCTCTTCGTTCTTTAGTTCTTTCCCAGCCATTGACAGACCCTGAACGTTACCGTATACCTCAGCCGTTCATTAACCCCAAATCCCGGGCACCACACGGTGTAGAGCCGGTTCTCAACCCGGTACTGAGCCACAACCCTCCAGCCGTACCTTCTGTCGTACTTCATACCTCGTCCGTCCTTTCTTTGTTCCTTCATTGCCCGAAGTACCTACCTAGTCCCTGCTCCGCACCTTTGCCTGCTTCAGTTTCGTCCCTGCTGCCGTTATCACCGCGTGCGCATGTCTTTTACACACATACGCCCACGGACCGTCCCTGGTCGGTGCATCCCATACTGCGGGCTGCGCCCACTCATTCCAGCGGAGCCCGCTCGGCGTTAAACAGCACAGGTCGCAGTAAATGACCTGGTCCTGTTCATTATCTGGATTGTTCATTTCCGTACCTCCTCCTCCGTAGGAGGGCCTTTGGCCCCCCTTCGTTCGTTCGTTCGTTACCTGTCCCCCGTCAACGACCTTAACAACTCCCGCCCGTTTCGGATTTCCGCGTTCCGCGCCTTGTTATACGCCGCTCGTTTGGCCTTCACATCCGGGCGTTGATTATACCTTGCTCTGTACTCGGCCTGCTCCAACGCCTTGCAAATGGCGGTGTATTCCGCGACCGTGATTGTTTCGTTATTGAGCGCCTGGTTGGCTTCTGATCTCGCTTCTGTAATTGACATTGAGCTGACTCCTGAACGCCTGGCGTTGAGCTCAGGGCTTACTTCATTCATTCACTTTATCTGAAATACATTCTACAACGATCCGTGTCTTTAATTCAACAGAAATGGTGGCCTCGAAAATTTAAATTTCTAAGACCCGGAGCAGTCGTCGGCACCGTGCCCGACCTGAGCAGAGGGATAGTCCCTTATCCCCCTGCGCTCCCGGTCCTTTAGCAATTAGCGTCTGTTCCCTCTGTAGCGTCTGTTCCCTCTTGTTCCTTAACTACCTCTGTTCCCCTATTCGCCCACTTAGCCTTATTGCGTTGATACCTGTAAAGCAAGGAATTTGCCCCTTGCTCCATGAGTAAGGTCAGCAAGCTATTGAAGTCTCCCGCCCTTCTATGGGAAAGTACCTCTTCGACCAATTTTACCTGAAGTGGGGTAAGTGTGATTGTGAACTCTTTCGGTTCTGTGGACTTAATGGCCTTTCTTGACATACTGACTCCTTTGAACTTAATGGGTTCTTTGCCAGCTTCCCAAGCTGTGGACCTAACGCCCGTCATACCGTTATGACAACTATTGGCCCTATCCTTAGCGGCCCCGGCCCCCCGGGCGGTCCCAAAAATAGGCAGACGGGTGGCCACGGGCAAAACTGCTCATGAAATTTTTGGGGGGTAAAATTTTCGGTCTTTGAAAGAACGGTATTTCCTCGCAATCCCCGGTCTTTGACCTTAGCCGTTGCTTTCAGCTCTGAACTATGTTAAAATAGTCTCGGATTCAAAATCCAAACTATGGAACTCAACGACCGATTCAGTGGTAGAGTAACAAGCCAGCCGCTAATGCTGGAACAGCGTAAACAGGAGGCGATCCGGCTGTTGCTGGAAGGGGCAAATCTGAGAGAAATTGCCGCGCTCCTTGGGGTGACTAGGGAGTCGGTAAGGAATTACCTACAAGAACCAGCACTTCGGGCTCAGCTGCAGGAGTTAAATGCGGGGCTGTTAAAGAACATAGATCAGGAGCTGTTGGAGAACTATAGGTCTAAGACCGAAATCCTAGACGAGATTGCGATGCTGGCCCTGGGGGAAATGAAGGCGATGATCTCGGACAGATCATTACATCCCTCAACTCGTGCCAAGCTGATTGATTCCGCTCTGGACCGGACTCCGGAAATATCTCGGACTAAAAAGATCGATGTAACTCAGAGGGTGTTGCAGTTAAAGGCCGAAGACCTGCTGGAGGCTGCCAATGCAGCGGTGGAAATTGAAGCGCGGAGAGAACTGAAGGAAGTAGGCCCTTCGGACTCAGCTGCAGACCCCAACTCCCAACAAAACATGGTGAGGGACTAATGACCCGTTCGGTACTGAACCACAAGGTCTTTCAGCTGGCAGAGGCCGGTGATGCTGAAAACCTGCTGGATGATCTGCGGTACCGGGCGCTCACTAACTTGTATTATTTTGCCAAGGTCGTACTTGGTTACAAGGAGTTGAGCGCTCGACTCCACCTGGAATGGTGTGAATGGCTCCAAAGCACGTTCTTTCTGCGCAACCGCGGCTCTTTAATCCCGCGCGGGCATTTTAAGTCCACAATCGTTAGCAAGTCCTATCCGCTCTGGAGACTGTTAAAGATCGAAGACTCACTGGTTGAAAAGTATCCCGACCTGGAGGAGTACAGAGCGTATCATGACCCGAACACCCGGGTGCTAATCGTTGGCGAATCAGGTGATGTGGGTAACAAAAACCTGAAGGACATGAAATGGAATTTACTCCACAACCAGCTGCTACAGGCGCTGTTTCCGTCCTTAATCCCTCCGGATATTAACGATACCAAATGGACCGACGACGAGGTGTTGCTACCTCGTCCACGCTCGTTCGATGAGAGCTCCATCACCACCATCGGTGTTGGAGCCAAAACAACCGGGAAACACTTTGATCTGATCATTTACGATGATCTGTTCGGGGAAAAAGCAGCCAAGTCCGAAGCCGAGGCGGAGTCAGTTAAACACTGGTTTAAGTTCGCTCCTGGTCTGGCTAACAACCCGGCCACAGTTGAGGAACTCTTCATTGGAACCCGCTGGAAGGCCGGGACCGGTGATATTTATGGTCATGTTATGGCGACCCTGCCTTCTGAGGAGGACGAAATTGCAACCCAGAGTAATTCCGTTGACTCCGAAGGAGGTCGAACTGGTGGGTTTGTATGGTATGTACGCTCAGCGATTGAGCCAGATCCTACTACTGGAGAGCCCACCCCAATCTTTCCGGAGCGTTTTTCTTTTTCCACACTGGCTGCTATCCGGAAACGAGAAGGAGAGTACGCTTTTAGCTGTAACTACCTTAACAACCCCGTTGCCGAGGGGTTGAGTGATTTTGACCTCAAGTGGTTGAGAGAATATCAGGTGGCTGAGGATGGAAAAACACTGAGCTTCTCGGATGGGTCGCCAGCGGTGCTCCTTGGGAAGTTAACTAGGATTTCCTTTTACGATCCCTCCAGTGGAGGCAAATCAGCTCAGTGTGAGGCCGCGATCACGGCGGTAGGGGCTGATTCCCTATACCGAAAAATCCTGTTAGACGAATGGTCCGCCAATACCACCTACGGAAAGGCCGCCTGCCGTTGGATGCAGATGAACGATCGGTTCATTTTCGCTAAGAACTATTATGAGAAAGTCGGCGGGCAAAAATCCATTGAAGATGTAGTGTTTTTACTGAACACAATTCTCCGGAGCGGCAAAAAGTGCCCACACTGTGGAGCGGCTCATCGCCCACTCAGAATCGAAGGTGTTACTCCACCGGGCGGCTCAGCCGAGAAATCCAAAGACGACCGGATTCGGATGTTCCTACAAGAGACCGCCGAGGCAGGCCGACTTTACGTTCGATGGAACTCACACCGGAAGTTTCGGACCCAGTACAGTGAGTTTCCTCACGGTGATTTAAAGGACGTCCTGGATTCCGCCGCTTACGCGGTTCACCTCAGTCCGACACCCCGCTCTTGGGAAGAGATTGAATCTGAAAAGGCTGAAGCCGTTAACCAGCGGGCGTTGAGCCGACCCTACTCCCACACAACGGTCGATTACGGAGGGTACCGCTAATGGCCCTGCAGATAATCGACGCACTCCCCTACCTGGGTAAAGACAAACAGCAAGAGCTGGCCCGTTACCTACTTGAAAAGTTCCGTTTTTCAGTCACTGCCCGGTCTCAGCAGATTGAGTCCAAATACAAAAAGTGGATGGATAACTACTCAGGTAAACCTCTGGAAGAGGTCCGAACTACCCCCTGGTACAGAGCGTCCAATTTCGTTCCACAGCTCATCCGAATGCACACGGACATTATGACCGCGCGGATGACCGGGATTATCTTCGGTACTAAGCCCTTCTGGAAACTCAGTTCTGTGCTGGACGCCGTTCCTCGACAGATACTTGAGATTTTCGGTTCCTGGCTCGAATTTGAAACCTCCGGTCAGCGAATGAACTTTTACCCTGCGATCCGCTCAGGAATTTATCGTGGGTTTAAAACCGGGACCAACGTATACAAAACCTGCTGGATAGACGCGCCCACACACGGATACAAGGTCGTTAGCTCGGCAGGAACTGAGTTAGCCGGCTATTTGCCCACCCAGGGCGCCCCGACTCGTCCGCAAGGGAAAGCACAGGGAATCCAATCTCGGGTCATTAGCAAAGAAGGAATGAAGCTGTACCCGGTACCGTTTGAGGACTTTTTCCCGTTCCCAATCACCTGCGAGGACATGGAGCAGCTGCAGATTAAATTTCATCGGCTGAGGTTCACCAAAGAACAAGTGGAGTTAAGGAAGACAAAGGGGCTCTGGGCGGCCGGTCCTGCACAGCTCATGCTGGACACCAACGGAGACTACAAACAGGATCAGGCACGTCGTTCACAGGCCGAGGAAGCCGGAATTACCTTAACCAAAGACGTTGTAATGCCCTTCACCGCCATTGAAGCCTGGCTAAGCTACCCAATGCTGGATGGGTTTAACTACAAACTCTGCGCGGTCTTTAACCCCTTTGTGGACGAAGCCGAACAGGGGCTCCTACGCCTATACTTCAACCCCGACTCTCGCGGCGAAGAACCCTTTGTAGTGCAGCGTCCGCAGCCCCGTGAGGATTTCTTTTACGGCTACTCATTTCCTGAAATGCTAGAACAGTCCCAGGAAGAGCAAGCTCAGATTCACAACTCACGTCGGGACTCCAACACAATCGTTAATATACCGGGCTGGAAGAAAAAGCGTTTAGCAGACGTTCCCAATCCAGCCTCTGAGTGGTACCCCGGTAAAGTCTTCGAAGTTGAAAACATGGATGACCTGGAACCGATCCAGTTCGGTGGAAGTTACAACTCAATGATCGAAGAGGAAAACTTCCTGCTGGGGCTAGTGAACCAATACACTGGTATCGGTTCTGCACTGCAGGCATCCGGCAACGGCATCACGGACGGCAAACGAGGAGTTTATTCCGCTCAGGGCACCATGGCAATGCTGCAGGCGGGTAACGACCGTCCTGACATGTACCTGAAAGAGTACCGGGAGTGTTTTCATCAGATAGGTAAGTTAGTTTACCGAGCTAACAAAAACTGGCGAACCACACCGCTGCCGTTTCAACTCTGGGGAGCCAACGGAGCTGTGCTGGCACAGGTATTTCAGTTCCCAGAACCGCCCGATTACGATCCCATTTATTTCTCCATAGGAGCCTCAGATGGAAGCGCCAACAAAGAAGTCGACCGAACCAACCTACTCCTCATGGCAAACACTATGGCTGGTTATTACAACCAGCTGTTCCAAGCTATTTCGGTGGTTGGAACACTACCTCCTGGAGATCCCCGTCGTGAGATTCTCCTCCTGGTATTGGACGGGGCAAAGGACCTCGCAGATCGACTCCTTTTTGTCTTCGACATCGGAGATAGAAAAAAACTTATCCCGGATGTCCGAGACATTTTGGGAGGCGGCGGCGCTCCAATGGGCGGAGGGGCTCAACCACCCGAGCAGGCCGGAATGCCTGGCGCTCAGGGGGCTGTTTCGCTCAGCGGAATACAGGCTCTTAGCCAAGGCATTGCTGCACTCCCGCGTTGAGGTGATGAAAAAGCTGGAATCGGCCCAAAGTTGGGACGAGGTAATGAAGTTAAAAGGCAGAGCTGAACAGCTGCGGATCTTAGATGCCCTGCCAAACGAGATTGAACGCACAATTGAAGAGATTCGACTAAAGATTGAAAGGGAACAGCAAACCCAAGAAAGGAACAGGTTAATTAACCAACATGTCTAAGACCTTACCAGAAGAGCTGAAAGGTAAAACACCCGAAGAAATCTCGGCTCATTACGAGGATAAGCTGAAGCTGCAAAAATCCACCTATGAGAGTGCACTGGCAGCGTTGGACACAGAGGAACCCAAAACCCCTCCGGTGACTCCCCCGGCCGCCCCCAAAGTGACCATGCAGGACTTTCTGAATGATCCTGCCGGGCGCACCACGGATCTCATTAAAGAGAAGGGCGTTACCCGCGAAGAGTGGACTGCCGCCACCAAAGTCATGCAGGATAATTTCATTTACATGGCCAAGGAGCGCGCAGTTAAAGAGCTGAAGAGCGCCGTGGAATCCTCTGGAGGTAAATTCCTTTGGGAGAAATTTAACGACCAGATTGATAAGGCCGCCAAAGCCTTTGAACCGATGGCGTTAACAGCCGTGGACAGCTGGAAATCGGTTTACTTCTATATAGTTGGAATGAACAACCCAACCGTAGTTCGTGAAGAGGTCCTCGCCGCCACAATGCCGGCCGAAGTACCCAACGCCGGAGGGAATGAACCACCCACTCCAGTGGCGTTAACAAAGGAAGAGAAAACGGTTGCAGCAGGTCTAGGCCTTTCTGATGACTCTTGGAGGAAGGGGAAATCCAACATGGCGACCAATACCTTCCCGCTCGTGACCGACAACAGGAAGATGAGGTAAACGTGGCTACTATACCGAATCCCCAAACCAAAGCACCCACAAATACCTCTGCGGCGGCAGTTACGGCAGTTGAATCCACCGCGTCCGTTCCTCCTTCAGCGGAACTTCAAGCTCGTTGGGCTGAGCTCCGTTCCAAGATGGGGAAATCCCGTCTTTCAGTTAAACCTCCAGTGGGGTACACCCCCTACTGGGCTCGTAAAAACGATACCTCTGAGATGGCACGGTTGGATTACCTGGGCTTCCGAGTTGTTCGTGAAGTCCCTGGTGTGCCACACCGTTACGAAGCTCAGGGCTTTCGGGATGACGGAACCTATGTTATGGGTGATGTTATCCTCATGGAGATTCGGACCGAGGACTACCAGTTTTTCCTCAACGAAAATTCCGTGCGTGCAGAAGGCATGTCCGAAGCAGCAAAGGCTAAATTCTTAGCCGATGCCGAACGTGCTGGTGCACCGACATTTAAAGTAAATAGAAAAGCGTGAGGTGATCTATGGCAGGCACTGCAGGGACTTTAGTAATTCCCGCACGTGTTTACCGGGTGTTGTCGATGAATATCGGCGCACCTGCAGCGAGGCGGTTTTTGGAAAAATCCGCTCAGACCTTTAAACAAGGGGTTCCGGTTGTGGTTGAGAATACCGGTTACTTAATCGAGTCTCCGACTCTGAGCTCTGCGTTGACCATTGCGGGGTTTTCGCAAAATCCCGGAGCTAACCTAACAACCTCCGGAACTCCCAAGACCTTAACTCAGGGGAACCCCATCAATCAGCCTTCGGGTGTGATTATTCCCGGAGGAGTAGCCCCCAACGACGGTCGTTGTGGAGTCGACGTGGCCTCGGACGAAAACCTGTTTATTCTTCCGTGCGACGGTGCACATACCCCAGCCGTTACCGACGTGGGGTTAATTTACGGCCTTACCAAAGATGCTACCACCGGGCAGTGGTTTATCGATACAACCATTACCTCGGCTGGCTCTGGGGCCATAATTGAAATCGTTGAAATCCCGGTGATCCCCGGCGATTCATTTGCGGCAGCTACCCCCGTGGCAGGGGGGAAGATGGTTTTCCGCGTAACACATGCCGGACAGCAATTCAGTCTCTAAGGAGGATGCATGATTGAAATTACAGAAACGGATCGTGCTTACCTCGCTGGAATATTGGATGGGGAAGGTTCTTTCTCTATTCGTATTACCGCTACCGGCGGTTTTACCGCTCGAATGGACGTAGGAAATAAAGACCTACGCCTTCATGAATGGCTTCGAGAAAAGTTTGAAGGAGCCGATGCTGGTTCGGATAGGGGTTGCTTACGCACCCGTTGGAGTAATAAAAAGGCGATGACGAAGGTTCTTGAAGCGGCATTACCTTACTTGATCATCAAACGAGAAGAAGCCGAAATAATGGCTGAATGGTTGCGAGGAATGGGTTCACAAGGTGAGCGCAATCAATTCTCTGAAGAAAAGCGAATTCGTCTCGTTGCAGCTATGCGAGTAGAACACTCTAAACGAAACGATCGCTTCAGGGAGGTAATATAGCATGGGAGCTACGAGGGGTCAGTTTGCACAGTTGTTGGCACCTGGGATTTTTGCGGTCATCTACGATGACCTGGCTCAACATCCCGAGGTGTACACACAGATATTTACGGTACTTCCTTCTACCAAAGCGTACGAGGAAGACCAGATCATTGCCGGGCTCGGTGGAGTTCCGAAGAAGTTCGAAGGCGAGGGAATCGCCTACGACCAGCCGATTCAGGGCGGGTCAATTCGTTACCAGCACGATTCCTTTGGGCTGGGCTTCCAAGTCACCAAAGAAATGTGGGATGACGACCAGTACGGGGTGATGAAGCGGGTTTCCACGGATTTTGGCCGAGGAATCCGCCAGACCTTAGAGTCCACCTACGCGAACGTACTCAACAATGGGTTCACTACTGTTGTGACTGCGGACGGGGCGTCCCTCTTCAATAAAACCCACAACCTACTGGGCGGCAGCTCCTACTCCAACGAAGCCGCCACCGATATTGCTCTGTCGGTGACCGGGATCCAAGAGGCGCTCCTCTCGTACGATAAGATGGTGAACGAGCGGGGTTTGCTGGTAATGATCGAACCGAAAACGGTTTGGATCCATCCCGACAACCAGTTTGTCGCCTCCGAGATACTCCATTCCGCGTATGATCCTTATACCGGAAACAACACGGTCAACACGGTCCAGGGCCGTTTAGAGCCGCGAATGAACCGGTACTTTAGCTCTTCACCCGCCTGGTTCGTTCTGGCTGACAAAACCGACCACACCCTAAAGGGCTACTGGCGCACACAGCCGGAGTTTGACTCCAAGGATGACTTTGACACCAAAGGCGCGGCGTTCAGTACTTTCTTCCGTTTTTCCGCTGGTGTAACCGACTGGCGCGGAACATGGGGGAGCAAAGGAGCTTAGTATGAAACTGAAAAAGATCCTTTCAATTGTTTTGGCCGGGGCACTGGTACTGTTCCTGCAAGTTCCGGCTAATTACCTGGCGCAGAACGCGGGCACGGGCAATATCAGTCCCCTTAACGGTGGTTTTCCGGCCCAGATCGTAGCACAATGGAATACCGCCGCTACTAAAGACGGAGCTACCACCACAGCAACCCTATTGGCAGCGCCCGGCACTGGTATTCGAGCCTATATCACCGAAGCCCAGTGTGTTAATTCATCGGCTTCAACAGTGTCGGTGGCCAAAGTTCTGGACGGTTCCACCGTGATCTGGTACATTCCTTGTCCAGCGGCCGGTGCTGCCAATGCACCGGTTCATTTCAATCCTCCGTTGCGGGTTACTTCTAATGCCGCAGTTGGTATGGCGGTTTCGGTAGCTATCACTACCGCGTATTTGAGCGCTTCGGGGTACACTTCGAAGTTCTAAGGGCCTTAGACCGGTTTCTCAGCTGGCGCGTTGAGAAGGGGGAGGAATTCGTTCTCACCTCCCCCATTCTTTAGGAGTTGAAATGGCAAATCAGTTGGCTTCGTTACCTTGGGTGGTGGATACCCCTTCAAACACCGTGCTCTTTACCGGGCATATGAAGATTGATCATATGGAGTTCGTGGGTTACGGTGCAGCAACCGACCAAGTTGAGGTCCAAGACCTGAACGGCCGGTTGGTGGCTCTACTGAAGGGCAACTCGGACCTTAACGTGGTCTCCACTTGGGAAAACGTTGGGTGGGTCCGGGGACTGAAGGTCCCAACCACCTTAACCTCCGGTGGAGGACCAAACCTACCCTCCGGTAAGCTCATTATCTACCAGCCTTAGGAGTTGTAATGAAAAGAATACTTTTACTGGCTTTGTTAGCGTCAGGGATAAGTGGACTGTTTTCACTGAGCTCATTAGCTCAAACTAGTCAGGCTCAGTGTAAATTAGACCAAAGCACCTCTACTGGGTGTGTAACTAATCTCCGCAATTCGGGCGTTAACCAGCATATATTTGTCTGGAAAACCACTGGTACGGTTTCGGCCGGGGCCTGTGCTTTGGTTGGCGGCACTGACGGGGTAACCTTCGGCTCCACGGTGATTGCGGCCCAGACCGTTACTTCCTCGGGAGGACTCACCACCTTAGCCACCTCTAACCAGCCATATATTGAAATTAACTGTACCACCCCAATTACCGGTACCGGTTCAGTCCAGGTTAATTACTTTGGCTTTGCTCCCTTCACTGCTGCTAATCCGGCGGTTTCAGTCACGGGAGGTAACGCAGCGGCTTCGGCAACTGGATCGGCGGTACCACCACAGGCAAGTTATACTGCCGCTAGTGTTGGCGGAACCCTAACAGGACTTACTGCTACCAACAACGGTGGGAAAATTTCAATCGATGCGAACATCACCGGAGGTTCTACCGGGAACGGTGCGGCATCGAATACCGGCTCGGCAGTTCCGGTACAAGCTGGATATACGGGTGGAAACCTAGCTGGTAATTTAGTTGGGATTGCGGCCTACACGGACTCTGGCTCGAACGGGCTCGGGGTCCATGTGGCGAATACGGTGACGGCGAATGCGACTCTCCAAACCCAAACCGACACCGTTATGGTTGGTGGCGTCAATATCAAAGAAATAAATGCCGTCACGCCGTTAATGGGCAATGGCACGACGGGCACAGGTTCCCAGCGCGTCACGATCGCTTCCGACAACACGGCCTTCTCTGTCAACCCTGTCTCCGCGACTGTGCCGGTTGTTACGATGAACAGTGCATCGGCGAATAACGGCCTGAATAGTGCGGTAGCCTTGGTGTTCGATGATGCCGCGCCGACGTCGATCACCGAGAACAATTTTGGTTTCGCCCGCATGAGTGCGAACCGAAACGCCTATTCAACAATTCGAGACGCTGCCGGGAACGAGCGTGGCGTTAATGTCAATGCCAGTAACCAGATGTCGATTTCGCTGGACGGCGACACTTTGAGTACGGCTCGTGGGGCCTCGGTAACAGAACCGCCCATCCTGAATGGCTGTGAATATCTGTCGGGTCCTTCAGCCGTTTCCAATGGTCAGAAGGTCACGACTCTATGCGACACGTTGGGAAATGCTTTATCCGCTGCAAGCCCTTCTCCAGACGCTATTACGGCCGCATCGGCGTGTTATGTGAAGTCTGGTACCGGAACCTTAAACGACACAACCAACCATGCAAACTGCAAGGCGTCTGCGGGCAACCTGTACGGTGTTCGTGCGATCAACACATCCGCAACGCTGGCCTATCTGAAGCTGTATAACCTCACTACCGACCCGACATGCTCGTCCGCAACTGGGTTTATCGAGTCTATCCCCATACCTGCACAGGCTACGGGTGCGGGTTTCATTGATCCCGCAAATCTTGCGATTAACTACACGACTGGCATTGGTTATTGCGTGACTGGTGCTGGTGCGAACACCGATAACTCGGCACCTCCGGCTGGTGTATACATCACACTGAAATACAAATGAAATGATGCCAAATCATACAATGAAAGTCTTTGCAATGAAAGTCTTTGCCGCCATCGTGGCGATTTGCCTGTTAACCTGCTCGTCATGGGCGGCGGTCGCCAAGAGCGATAGCGGTACGCCCACGGTTACCACGGGCGGTGCGACAACGGTTACCACTTCGGGCTACACAGTCTCCGCAGGTTCCAACTTGGCAATTTTTGGAATTCTGACGACCTCTCAGGATGTGTCCTCGGTAACAATGACGTGGAATGGTGTGTCCTTGACGCGCATCGGCACAGGCATTTCCAATAACGGTCGAGTTGAGATGTTCGTTCTCGTTAATCCAGCGACCGGCACTCAGACATTTACGGCCAACTGGACCACGAGTTCATCTGCTGTGTTGGGTCTGGTGACTTTTTCCGGCGTGGATCAGACAACGCCATATATTTCAGCCGACACTGCGACCAATACGGGTACTGGGGCAACCGCGTCTGTCAGTGTTACGAGTTCTGCAAACGGGGCCACGGTTGCAGCTTCAGGTTTTAATTCCGCCACGGCGAGTGTGACAGCCACCAACCAGACGACGCTTTGGACAAATAACGCTACAACGACGCCTACTGGCGCTAGTTATGCATTGGGTGGTTCTTCCAATAGCCACACCTTCACGGTTGATCGCTCCGTGAGTTGGCCCGCGATGGGAATTCACGTCAACGAAGTCGGAGGTGGAGGCGGTGGCTCCACCGCTCATACTCTCACTCTAACGGGCGTGGGTAAGTGAGCATGGTTAACTATCGAATTCTTTACCGAATTCTTCTCTTGACTTTAAGCTTATGGTCTGTCTCTCCTGCTTTAGCATCGAACGCAGTCTATCTTGGTAATGCTGCTGCGGGAGCGAATGACGGCACTTCTTGTGCCAATGCGAAGATCTATACATATTTCAATTCCTCTGGTAATTGGTCTGCGACTCCGACAGGAATTCAGATTGGCCCAGACACGACGGTGCACTTGTGCGGGACAATCGACGTTGCGGCCAACACGACAGCCCTCACATTTCAAGGTTCTGGAACTTCAGGCCATCCCGTAACGCTTCTGTGGGAAACGAATGCAATTCTGGAATCTCCGGCATTCCCGTCAGGAAGTGGTGGTATTACCACAGGCTCTCAGTCCTATATTGTGATTGATGGAGGAGCCAACGGCATCATGCAGAACACATCCAACGGCTCCTCTGGATTCAGCGGGTGTCTTGTCGGGACATGCACACAGCAGATACGAACCAGCCAGATGGTTACGACAGCGTTGGATTTTTCAGGCTCCAATATCACCGTTAAGAATCTCAACGTCAAGCAAGTCTTCATGATGGTCAAGAATTCCACAGACCCACTGGAGAATGGCGATACGAACACGGTGGCAGTAGCAGGTATAGTTATCCTTGCCTCGAATTCACGGGTCACGAATTCATATGTTGATAATGCATACAATGGTATCTTTGGTGCAGGCACTTCAACCGAACTCGATCACAACACCGTACGGTGGGTTGCCCACGGCATCGTTATCGGTCAGATCGGAGGAGGCACATCAGAATCTCAATGTGGCAGTATCCACGATAACGATTTTTCGAATACAGGAGGAGGAACCTCTGGAAAGACCGAATGGTCAAGCACAGCCTCCTCGAATCCCTACCACTTGAATTATATTTTCGCATTCACGGGTTCCGCTGGGAAATGTGACAACCTGAAAATCTATAACAACTACGGGCATGGCTTGCAGAGTAATAATACCGTCTCACGGGCAACGTCCGCCATTTTTGTCGAAAGTTCTGGATATAACTTCAATGGAGCTTGTTGCGTTTTCCCGAATGTCAAGATTTTCAATAACGTCATGGAATTCGATTCCCCCGGAAACGCCACAAACATTCCCAATTTTGTGTTCAACGGGGTTGGGGAGGAAGGCTCCATCCTTGCCAACAACACGGTGCTTCAGAATTACGAAGTGTCCGGAGCCGGTCAAGGTTCGGCATTTGGGTTCAATACGGCGGGAGAGTCCAATCTCGGCGGGTTCTTCACGTCCATACAATCCTATAACAATCTGTTTATCGGAAATTCCGGTGCATCGCTCTCTGGGCCTGCAGCGGGGACTGTACCTAAACCGTACACGGTATCCATGGGTACGGATACCGGCTACGTTGAAAACAATGTTTATGCCGATCCTGCGTCATCGAATGCTTTCGCATGCCAGGATGGTAACGTCAACGACTTCTCGCACTGGGATAATTACAACTACGCTGGGACATCTACTTGCGGCTTCGATCAGTATGGCCTTTCGACAACGAGTTCTGCGGTTAATCTAAACACCTCGACATTTGTCCCCGGTACGGGATCGGTAGCAATCGGAGCGGGAAAAAATCTAACGTCGCTGTGCTCAACGACTCCAGAACTCTGTAACGATAAAAACGGGACTTCTCGACCCAGCATGGGGGCATGGGATGTCGGTGCGATCCAGGCCAACGGAGCTAGCCTCACGTTTACCGTCCAGCCGACCAACACGATCACATCTCACACGATGTCTCCGTCAGTCGTCGTCACGGATAGCGACAATACGTTTAGCGGAACCATCACGCTGACGATCAACGGCTGCGGTGCGAGTGCATCGAACAACACAGCAACGGCATCATCGGGAGTCGGGACATTCGCATCACTGGGAATGACTGGAACCGGGAACACTTGCACATTCACGGCCAGTGCTACGGGTGCCAACAGTCAGGCATCAGCATCGTTTAACGTGACTTCTGGTGCAACGGGCGGCGGTGGAAGGGGACGTAAGCACCGATAGTACAAACTGTCAAGGAATCTTATGAAGAAATCTATACTCACGATCCTGGTTCTGATCACGGTAGTAACTCTGGCAACTCTGGCTTTTGCACAGCGACCACAAACCACACCGCAGGACTACTATGAAGACATCGCGGCCTGTCACGCAGAAGCGAAGCGAGACGCGCGGTACATCGCACAACTGGAATCCACTAATGCTACTCTACTGAAGCAGCTGAGTGAACTTCAAAAGGAGTTGGACGGTTTAAAGGCGGTGAGCAAATGAAAAATCTTCTTTGGCTGACTTTACTGATTCCCACCACCCTCTGGAGTCAAAGCAAAACTACAGTTACCGGCTCGGTTCAAGGTGTGAACGGTGTTACCGCAACCTCCGGCTATGTGGAGTTTCGGCTTCAGCCAGCATCTTCAGCAATAAACTACCGTGTGAGCGGAACTGCTGTTTTGGCACCGGCAACTTCGCGGTGTGCAATTAACTCCTCTGGAGCTGTAGTTGCACTGACCGGTGGAGGAGCCTGTTTGGTATGGGGCAACACAGTAATTCAGCCCGCCAACACCTGTTATAACGTCGTGCTGGCGCCTAATAATACCGTTACCGCAACAATACAGAGCCAGTTAATTAGCGGAACCGCTTATGATCTGTCAACTCCGTCGTTCTGTCCGGTGGTGTCTTTAGTTCCTCAGTACCAGACTTTTGTTGCACCCCCAATTAGTACCAATGTTACCCCCGCTGCTAACAATGCCTTCACCTTAGGTGATTCAGGTCATTACTATGCGCAGGGGTATATCACTTCACTGTTTACTAATGACCTTAGCGCTGCGACGTTCAATGTAGCTACCTTAAACAATATCCGGTATTGTAACGGCTTTATCGGAGCCGATTTTGCCGCAAAGGTCAACGCCTGCATTACCGACTTACCATCAACCGGTGGAGTTGCCGACGCCAGAGGATTACTCGGATCTCAATCTGCATCCACCACGATAACCATCTCCAAACAAGTCATACTCATGTTGCCGGTCGGAACTATAACCTCTACCGCATCGCCCGCCATAAACGTAACGGCAGGCGGTTCAGTAATCAGCGGTGCAGGAGGTGGTTCAACCAAAATCATTTTCAATCCAACAGCAAACGCAACAGCTATCAAATGGAAAGCCTCTACCGCAGTCCCGATCGTATACGGCGCAATTCGTGGGCTAACCTTAGACGCAACCGGCGATACATCTCACGTTAAAGTCGGTATCCAAGCCATCGACGCATCAGAATTAGAAATATCCGACGTTACAGTCGCCAACTGGCACGATACCGGCAATCTATCTGAAGGAGTTCAAGTATCAGGCCGTGAAGATCTCGATGCACACCGTTGGTCAATAGCAGCAGATATACCGGTACATATCAAAGTCGATCCAAACACATCTATAGTTGCCGCAGACCATTTCCACTTCAAAGATATCTACACGATCGCGGCATGTGGAAATAGTTCAGCATGGTCTAGCGGTTGTCCGAATTATAACTGGCTGGTTGATGATGGCGTGATGTTGACTAACTTCACGATGGATGGTTATCAAGCGTGGGTATTAGGTGCTGGTGGGTTTTATTGGAGTGATACCACTAGCCCATCATTATCCTATAATGTATCCATCAATAATGTTCGATACGAACAAGATTCCAGCG